GCCTTCGACAAACGTGAAGGCGGCGGCTTCGTCGTGGAAATAGGGCTTGGAAAGAACGGACATCGGGGCAACTCCTTGCCCCTGTTATGATTCATCGCCTTGGGTGCGTCAAGTATATAATGTCGAAAGAAAACTCATCGCGCAGGGAGCCCCGGCGGGTCACGCCTGAGCGATCCAGCGTATGCAACACCAAGAGCAGTTCACGGAGCTGGAAAATGCTCTGACGCGGAAGGACTTTGCCGAAGCGGAAACGCTTGCCGACAAGTTGGCCGAGGATGCCCTACTGGCTGGTGATAAGCAGTTGCTATTGCGAACGGGCATGCAACTTGAACGCCTCCGAGCCTACGGGCGCGCCGGTCGACTTCTGGCGCGCGGTGGCCTGCTTAGTGTCCCTGGCACGCTGCCCGAGTGGGACGGCACTTGGGGCGATCACCGCCTGCTCATCGTCCAGCGGATCAGGCATATCGGGTCTGTCCTCCGCCTTGCACATTTGGCCACTGTCGCAGCGAGACGGGTCCGCGCGGTAACGGCCGTTGTTGAGCGTCGCTTGCTCGAACTGGTGCAGCGTAGCTTTCCCGGCGTGACATGGACCGACCAGTCACCCGCTGACCCGCGCGGCGCTTTCGACCGCATGGCGAGCTGGGAAACCCTGATGCAGCACTGCGGCGCATTCGGCCCACAAATCCGCGATGGCTTCCGGCCGCTCGCCCCGGACCCCGCTGCGATTGACCGCTGCACGACGCGTTACGCGCAATATCCGCGGCCCTGGATCGGGATCAGTTGGGCAAGCACCAACAAGCGCAAGGATCTACCGGATTTGGGGGTGTGGGGCGCGGCGCTCAAGGAACGAAACGGCGCGACCTATTTTTCGCTGCAGTATGGCGACGTTGACGAGCACATAGCCGCAATTGCAGCGGCGGGCGGACCCCACATCGTCCATGATCCCGCCATCGACGCCCTCAACGATATCGATGGTTTGGCCGCGCAGATTGCCGCCATGGATGCCATTCTCACAATAAGCAACACGACGGCGCATCTCGCAGGCGCGTTGGGGGCGCTAACCTATGTTGTCCTTGACGCGAAAGAACACCTCATTTGGCCGGCGTTCGGAGACGATGTGGCCTGGTATCCGCGGACGACCCTCGTGCGCCCCTCGCCCGAACAGCCCATCGCACTACTGACAGCCATCAACCTTCTGAATGCTGCCCTATCGGGAGCGGCGTCACCTCGCAGTTGACCGCACCCTCCCCCACGGGCTCCCATGTCTGGATTTTGAATAGGGGCTCTAGTTGCGCGCGCCACCAGGCGGCCGGTTGAACGATCAGGTGGGCGTTTCGACCATCCGCGAGATGCTTGACAGCGGGACGGGTCGCTATGTTGAAGAACCCCCGACCTCGCATCAGGCGCCGCAAATCTTCAAGAATTGCGCCAAGACACTCGGGCTCGATGTGCTCCAGGACGTCGGTGCACACGACCAAATCGGCAGGCACCGGCGGTGCATCCTTTCCCGGGACGGCAGGGTCGTACTCGGCGACGCGTAGCTGCGGCAGGGCCTGCGCCAGCAGCCCCTTGCCGGCGCCATAGTCCAGGATGGTGGGGTTGCCCATCGCGAGGGCCATAAGGCGAACCCGCTCGGCAAACTTGGCGCCTGAGGTACCGTATTTTGGGTTTTCGGCGTGGAGCTGCCGATTAAGGTCCCGGTATCCTTCGGAGATGAGGGTCATCCGTCGCTAGTAGCAAATTGTCGGCAGTTTGGAAGAGGAGACCCAAGACCGGCCTAGCGCGCCCGGCGGCGCTCGGCCTAGCCTGCCCCATGCCCAACCCGACGCCCGTCACGCTCACCCATGAGGACCTGACGTGGTTGCTGCGCAATCTGACGATGGAGATCGTCGGGGCCTGCAGCGCGGAGGACGACCCCGCCGGACAGGCGATTTCGGCCCGTCTACGGCGCATTGCGGACGGCCTGCGCCAGATGGCGGAGCCGGCTCTTTCCCCTGCCCTGCGCCGGATCGTGGCTCAGCTGGCGGACGAACTGGACCAGGACCCCTAAAACGCGAAAAAGCCCCACCCGTCCGGCGGACCGGACGGGTGGGGCGACACTAGAGGAATATTAGAGGACGCTCCGATGGCCAGAACACTTTTTTTATTCGGTGCAGGTGCCAGTTTTGGCAGCGGCGCATGCGTCCCCTACCCCCCGCCTTTAGGCCGCCACCTCTTTACGGAACTCGAGATGCATTTCTCAGTATGGCGGGACTTACCTGAAATCGCCAAAGTCGCTTTCAAAAGAGACGGGCTATTCGAGCCCGGCTTTGAATGGGTCCAAAAAAACCTTGAGGAGCGAACAAGCGAGTTGATGCGGGCGATGGCAGTGTATTTTCTGACGTTTCAGCCGCGCGAGAACAATCTATATCACATCCTCATCGATCAGGTGGCCTCATCGGACCGCCGTGTTACCTATGCAACGTTGAACTACGACGTGATGCTCGACGTGGCGGTCATGCGCCGCTTCGGCAGCTTGCGCTACGACGACGAAAACACCGGTGAATCACCGCTCATATATCGTCCCCATGGTGCGGCGCATTTTGTGCCCGATATCCCCATCGAGAATTTTGAGCACGCCGGAGGGCGACGAAACCAAGCCGAGATTAACGCCCCTATCGTCGTGAAAACTCCCGGCGTCGCTCGCGGAATATGGAGCCGAGCTACCAGCTTCTCTCCTTGCATGTCGATCTACTCGAAAGGCAAGAATACGCGCACTACACCTGAAGTCATCGCTATGGCGCAGCGGAACTTCGCAAACGCCGCGTTAGCGGCCGACGAAGTTTTTGTGGTCGGCACGGCCTATATCCCTCATGACAAGCATATCTGGGACCCGCTGATCAAAACGAGCGCAAAACTGATAATCATCGATCCTGAACCTGAAGGTGCCCTCAAGGTGAAGGAGCTCCGGGGGCCGCTTAAGACCTGCGTTCGCAAACAGTATTTCGACGGGTTCGTTGCGTCATTTCCCTGATGGCACCAAGTCGCAGCTCCACAAGTTTCTAGCGAGAATGTTGGATCTGCCGCGCCAGAACGGCGGCATTGTGCCAGACGACCCACACGAACGGCGCGCAGAACAGCGCCAGCGCCCAGGCGTGCGGCCAGGCCAGCCAACAGTAGCCGACGACCACCGCCAGCTTGATCGCCCAGCGCACTGGGCGGGTGAGCGGCCAGGCCATCAGGAACGCCATGACCGGGTTCGATTCCCGCCCACCGCGGGCGATGATCGCATCCGTCAGCAGCGCGTCGGCAACGTTCAACGCGAAGGCGAGCGCCACCAGGATGTGAGGCGCAAAGACGATCGCCGCCTCGAGCATTTCGGTGAAGGTCATTGGCAGGCATCCTTGATCCAGAACTGCAGCGCGGCGAAATCCCGCGCCGTCGTGGTCATCCACGTCCCGTCGCGGGCGGCACGTTCGGCCATGGGCTCGCCGGCCCCCACGCGCGGCAACACCGGCTTCACCATCAGATCGGCCGGCGGCCGGCAGGGCGGGCGCACCAGGTCCGGCGGCACCACGGCCACCGGCTCAGGGGTCGCGGCGCAGGCTGTTAAGGCGCTCAGCAGCAGCAGCGTCATAGACGCACGTCGCAGGGACATTGCGCATCACCTCCTTGATGACGGTTTCGGTTTCAGTCTCGCGTGCGGCGGTGTCGGCCGCCCTGCCCTGCGCATCGGCCACGCCCTTGCGATAGGCGTCCTCCTCGCTGGCCCGAATGCGGGCGCGGGCCCCCGCCTCGGCTTTGGCGCCCGCTGCCGCGTGGGCGGCGTTGCAGGCGAGCGTGGCGGCTTCCTCATGCCGGGCGATCCGCGCCGCGTCCCAGCGCCACAGGCCGAGCGCCAGCACCACCACAGCCAGCCCACCGGCGACCCAGCGGCCGATCGGCGAGGTCAGGAAGGCAAGCGCCGCGGTCATAGTACCGCACCCAGGATCAGCGCAGTGGCGATTCCGACCGCGGTCAGGATGGCCAGTAAGCTCACCAGCGCTGCCGCCAGCCGCCGCAGCGACGCACCCGTCCACCTCACCATGGCAGCAGCGCGCAGCGCGCCGTCGCGCCGCCCATCCACGCCATGGTCATCTGGTCGCGCCAGGCCAGGCCTAGCGCCATCAGCAGGGCGATCAGCGCGAGATCGCGCCAGTGACGCACAAACCAACGATTCATGACGCACCCCCTTTGACGCGGGCGACCAGCGCGAGGAACAGCGCCTGCAGGTTTTCCGCGAGCGGCCGCAGCCCGATCAGGAACAGCAGCACCACCACGCCCGCTGTCACCGCCGGCGGCTGGTCGCCGTAGCCCAGCACCGGCCACGACGCAGCGATCGCCAGCGCGAGCAGATAGATCATCGCCGCGCTCGTCAGGTCGGCGGTGAACTTGGTCCAGTAGAGGGTGATCTTGCCCGTCGCAGGGTCCTTTTCGGCCCAGCCGTTCGCGCGAAAGATGAACCCGGCGATGAGGCCGAACCCAGCCCACATCGCGTGGTTGTCGGTGACACCCGACCCGTCGAAATGCCCCGCCATCTCACACCCCCGCCTTGCGCAGCGCGGCGCGATAGGACTGTGCCAGCCGGGCAATATCGTCGGCCTTGTCGAGCCCGTTGATGATCCGCCGGGCGTTGCGCCAGTCCTCGGTGTCGCTGTCGAAGTAATCGGCCAGCTTGCGGCCCGTGAACCACCCCTCCGACATCCCATCGAAGAGGGCGCGCACAGCGATTGTAGGGCGCAGCGCGATCGAGGGATTGCCGATCAGGTCCTCGCCCGTCTTGGCCGCCAGCAGGGCGTAGTTGCGGCGCCCCGTGATCTGAATAAATCCCCTCCCGCAAAAGAGCACACCGTCGCCGGGCTGGGTGTTGCCCAGCGCCTTGGCGATGTCGGGCCGCTTGCCCTTGGGATCGTACCGGTCATGGAAGTAGGCGTCGCCGCCGTATTCCTTGATCGGCTGCATCGTACTGGCGGTCTCATGCTGCGTCGTCGCCAGCATGTAGGCCAGCCACCGCGCGTCGTTCGCCGGCCGCGATTCCCATTCGTCCAGGATGACGCGCAGCCCGTCGACCTGGCTTTGCTTCAGCGCCCCGCCGAACAGCGGCCGCACGGCATCATAAAATGCCTGTCGGTTCATTTGCTTCTCCAGATGATGAGAGGAAGGAGGCCGATGATCGCGGCCACGGCGACGGCAAGGCAGAGCCCCGCCAGTTCCATCGGGTCCATGGCGTGAGCTCCATTGAAAAAACCGCCACGCGGGCGGGTGGTTAGGCGGCGCCGATCGCCTGCATCAGATCTCTCACGATCGCGAAATAGATGGCTTCCTTGCCAGCCAGGCTTCTGCCGATCGAGAAGTAGGCAAGCTCGTCTACACCGACCGAAGTTTGCGTCGCGCAGACCAGAACAACTGCGCTGACCGGCGCAGCGGAGGCGACTGACACCGTGCCTTTTGAGACGCCGTTGACCCAAGTTTCGCGCAGGCCGGACGAGACGCGGTTACCCATGCAGAGACCAGCTGGGTTGCCGTTGTTCGCGACTTGGCCGCCGGTGTCGTTTACGCGAGTCAGCGCTTGATCGGTGGTGAAGCGCGATGCGACGACGACCCCAGACGAACCACTATTGCCAGCCAGGAACTTGCTATTGCCAGCCCCGCTGACGCGGTTCCACGCCGCGATATGTGCGTCATTTTGAGCGAAGAGCGTCGCTTGCGTAGCGGGGTTCCAGCCTGTCGTTAGGTATTTGCCCGCGCCATCGGGAGTATAGCCGCGATCCGTTGTGAAGGTCGGAGTGCTGACGACCGAAGCGTTGAATGACCCCGGCGATTTCAGGTTGAGCCGAGCAGCCTGAGCATCATGCGCAGCCAAGCAGTAAGCGATCTCGATAAACGGTAGAATCTGCTCTCGCTTCATCCGTCCATAGAAGTCGCTGTAGGCTTTGAGACGCGGCTCCTGGAGGGGTGCCGACATCGCACGCTGCAGGGTGAGGGCTTCGGCCTCGTAGCCCGGTCGCGTGACCCTTACGATCGAGCCACGCATCAGACGCCCGTGCCGCGCAGCCTGATTTGCAGGTCGCCAGTCGAGGTCAGCGTGACCCCCGTGGCGTCTACCAGGAGCCCATAGATGTCACGGCCGCCGCTGACTGGCTTTGCCACGATGCCGAGATTATCGGCGCGGATCGAATTGGGCGTGCCGTGATCGGTCCAGCCGATACCGAGAGGGATCGCGGCGATCAGCTTGAAGGCGTCGGCAACCGCCAGCGAATACGCGGCATTATCCGTCTTCGTGGTGCTGCTCGGATCGGCGTTGAAAAGCATCAAGGTGTAGGATGGCAGCACCGCAGCCTTGCAGACGATCTGAAGGCCGGTGATGACGAAGGCTTCGTCAGCGACGCGGGCGACATTGGCGAAGGTCAGCAGGCCACCGACGATATCGTTCGCCGAGTAGGCCCCGTTCGTCACCGTTGGGACGACAGCGACATCGAAGGCGCCGCCGCCCGCGAGAGCAAATTCCTCGGCGTAGGATTGCTGCGCATCCGGGCCTAGGCCCATATCCTTGTAGCGCTTTGGTAGTCCGCCCGCGCTGATGGGGCTGATGATGTCGGCCATACTTTCTTCTCCAAACAAAAGGCCCGCCGAAGCGGGCCGCGAAGATCGTTGTTGTGAAGGGCTTAGGCGAGCCAGGACGCGGCGACGGAATCCCGGCGGTTGTGCCGCCTGGAATTGGCACCGATTATCGTGTCGGCCGTGTCGGCATTGATGTCGGAATAGAGGTTCGAGTCGGACGTTCCCGTTTCGACAATGAAGCGCGTCGAGGCATTGGACGTCGTCCTGCGGCCAGTGGCGCCGATGATCTGACAGTTCGTAGAATTCGCGACCAGAATTGCCGGGGTGCCCGTTCCCGCTCGATCATAGTTCCTGGACTGGAAGCCAAGCACTTGGACGAGATCGCTGTCCTGGATGTGAAGGCAGCACGCGTTACTGGCCGCTTTCAAACCGCTCAGCTGGAAGTCGCGGGCGCCGCGAATATGAAAGGATCCTGGCGAGTCGCTAGGGCCAGTCAGGCCGCTCCAGATATGGCTAAGCCAGATATCGCCCAAGTAAGACGATAGGCCTTTGTTGAAGACCCAGTTGCCATCCGTGCAAGTATCTCCGTCACAGCCTTCAAAAGCCATGAACTGTATCGGACTGTGCCCACCAGGCTGATCGCCGACCCACCACCCAAGCCGTGAAGCCATCGCCTGACAGTTATCGAAGTGCGACCCCGTGCCGTTCTCGATGCGAACAGCCGTCTCCACGAGGTTCTGTGCGACCAATCTGCTGACGATATGAGCGTTGTTATCATAGGGGAGCGAGTCGTGATAATCTTCGGCGAGAAAAAGCCCATAATTGCTCTGGTCGCTACCGCCGCCGTCTACCAGCAGGCCGGTCACTTCGGTCTGCCATGCGTTTGCTGACGAGACCGCCTTGTCCGCGCCGAAAACCCTGACGTCTTTGATTGAGCAGCGGTTGGTGAAATTGGCGACAATTCCGCCTGTTCCGGAGGTCGCCTTGCCCGATCCGCGCAAGGTCATCTGCGACACGCCGGCATTGTTGAGCGGCGCTCCGGCGCCGAAATCACCGAGCATGTTGATGCAAGGATAGGCGCCCTGGCTTTGAAGGGTGGTTATCCCCTGCCCGCCTCCTTCCAGATGGACGTTCTGCTTGTGCGTCAACCCGCCACCGCTGAGCAGACCGCGACCGCCGCTGAGATGAATACGCGCGCCTCTGTTCGAAGCGGAATAAAGATTGATCAGCGCTTGCAGGTCGGCAGTGACGTCAGTGGCGACTGCCGGAAGAGCATATTCGACGTGGATTGTATCGTGAACATGATCGGCCCGCGAGGCGTAGCGAGACGTGCCTGCCGCGGCCACACCGGTGCGCTGCGGCGTGGCACTTGAAAGCGGTGCGACAGCGCCCAGAACTTCGACTTCGACGACATTGATGGACATTTAGGCTTCCCCCTCATCGTCGTTCACACCGCCCAGGGCGAGCAGGTAGCCCATGAGGACGGTCGTCTCTTGGCCGTCCTGACGGACTTCCACTTCGTATTTCGCGCACTTGCCGTCCGGCACGCTGCGCGTCTGGGCGGGCGTGAGGGGTATCGAAATGCGTGCGAGGACGGTGTCGTCACCATCCTCGACAGCCTCAATTGTGATCGCGTCTTCAGAGCTGAGCCGGAGTGCCCAGGCGCCGTACGTCGCCCGGAAGACGACGGTTGCATCCGTCAGGTCTTTCAGAACACGCGGGTCCAAGGACTCGAGCGCGATGATAGACAGCACCTCGGTATTGCCTTTGATGATCTCAAAGGTCTGCGAACTAAGCGACATCGGCGCCTCGATTTCTCAATAAAAAACCCGCCGGAGGGGCGGGCTGTGTTGGGCTTCAGGGGGCCGGGTCTTCATCAGGCGGGCCATCGTCTTCCTCGATGGGGCGGTCAGGCAAATCGACCACGCGCGTTTCGTATCCCTGCAGCGGGATACTCATGCCGGTGTAGAGCGACGCGCCGGCATCCAGTACGGCCCACAGCTCGGCAGGGCTGAGTTCGTCTGCCGAGCCAGCTAGAACGGCGACGCCGGCAATGGGTGAAGACGCGACAACACCTGAAGCCGAACGCGACACATCGCCATCGTAGAAGGTGATCGGCGCGATCTGCGGCTCGACGGGGAAGGCTGCCAGCGCTGCGGCAAGGGCGCCCTCATCAGCCGCAGTTAGTGCGTATAGAAATCCCATAATTGATAAGTCTCCTGTGCTACGCGCCGAACAGCGCCTGAAGGTTGGCGTCCGAGAGTCCACGATTGAAGACCGCAACGCGAGCGATGCAGAGACTGTCGGGGAAGTCCGCAGCGCCCCCGATCTGCAAGAAATTCATGTCGGCAGCGGGCGGATAGCTTTTCGGGGTGAGATCGGCGCCGGCGGTGATTCCGTTGACGCCCGTGACCGCGCGCTTCCCATTCGTGAAGCGATAAGCCACCACCGCCCGCGCCCCCTTGGTAAAGGCCGCCGGAGTCGTGCTGGTGTCGTACGTCGCTCCATAGTCAGAGCTGGACGATCGACCGGTTGCCGTCAGGTTCGCCGCGCCCACTGTCATTAAGGCGACGTGCGAGGTGAACCCATCTGCTGTCCGGCGCAGCGCCGCCGCTGCCGGACCACCGAGAACTGGGTAACACTCGGCCGCAATTGTTCCCTCAAATCCCACCATGCCGATGAGTGATAGTATGTCCGCCGGGATCTTTACGTTGTCACTGGCGCGTGCGACCGCACTTCCGACCGTCTTGATGTAGGATGAGGGCTGGTAGCCCGCCTCGATCTGCACATTACCGGCGAAGAAGCCCTTCGTCACGGCGCCGGCATAGCTACCTTCAAGTGCGTCGTTCAGAGCAAAAATATCAAGGTTCACGGAAGTGGCGGCACCGTCAGTAGTGAAAGAGCAGTGCACTCGGTACATGCCGTCGCCGGCATCTTCGACCGCCCAGGCCGTTGAGCCCACGGTGGAGACGATTGCGCCCGTCTCCATATCCACGATCGCCGACTCACCGCTGACGATGGTGAATGAAAAATAGCGAACCTCGCCCCGGCGCACGAAGACTGAGAGCGCGTAAGGCGTGGAGGCGGAAGCGGTAACCGATTTGCGGATCCAGTGAAAACCATTCGTCGTCGTCAGAACGAAGCGCGACATCACCCGCTCGCCTTTGGGGTCGATGTGGTCGCTGGCAACGCGGGTGAGGTTCGAGATCGTCGCGTCCGACAGCGTGTCGCTGTTAGTGGCAAGATTGGTGCGGGCACCCTCGATCACAGCGCCCAACGGGTTGCCCGTTCGGTCGTGCAAGACGGGAAGGGTATTGATTGCCGAGAGGGTGAGCAGACCGTCACGCCCGCGGACATATTTGGGCGCTGTCGAGATGCTCAACAGGCTCGCCGCGCTGACTGACTCCGCATCGCTATTCCCCGGCAGCTTGCGGAACGATCGCTCGGGGTAGGCGAAATTGACGAGCAAGGCGCCAAGATCGGTCCACCCGAGCGCATTGCTGATGCGCAGGTTTGGAATATCCATGTCGATGTCCTCTTAAGGATCAGGCGGAAACGAAGTCGCCGAACAGTGCGGCCTGCACGCTGAAGGTCCCGATATCGGACTTCATTTTCAGGCGGTAGCGAGTGTTGCCGGTGAGGCTAAGTGCCAAGTACGAGGTCGCGATGTCGCCGACGAGATAGACGCCGGAGCCAGATACTTCCTCGAAGGAAGACCACGCCCCCTCGCTCAGTGTCGCCTCGCTCCCGCCGGCCTGCAGGTCTTCCGTTATCTGCCAACTGCCTGAGCGCGAGGTGCCGAGGTCTCCAACGATCGAACCGAACGAGATAGCGCCGGCAGGAAGGCTGCTGGTCGAATCGATCGTGCGAACCGTCGTGAAGCTTCCCGTATTGATCGACGTCGAAGCGCCGAGCGTCGCGTTACCGACCTTGTTCGAAGTCGAGCCCACGACGCCGTCGATCTGGTCCTGCAGGTCATCCGTCGTGTCGTAGAGATCACCGATCTCATCATCTACGGTCGATGTCCCCGAGGTTGCTGTCTCCCACGAGGAGGAGCTGGCAGCCCGCCGTGGGTTCGGGATCGGGGTGATCCGCCCTTCGTATTCCGTGACAATCACCACGCCCGCGGTGACCAATAGCTTTCCCGTTGCAGGGTCGGGGCAGATAGCCTCGAGGATCACGGCGTCGAGCGGTTTGCGGAATTCGCACCGGACATTATCGATCGAAGGATCCGTGGGCGGCGCCCACTCAAACAGCAGCCCAGGGATCTCGACCCCATCATCGCCAACGACCTGGACGGAAGTTAGGGTGAAGCCCACGAGCTCGGCGTCGCCGGGCGGAAGCGTTGCATCCGGCGCCACCGCCATCGGATCGGTCTCGTCGACGGTCTCGTCCCATGCAAAGTCGTCAGGGCTCGTCAGCTCCAGCTGCATCAGGTTTTTGCGCGTCGGGCCGACGGCCGAGCGCTCTACCGAAAGGATGTAATCGGTCCAACCCTCGCGATCGCTGCTGAAATAGCCGACGTCCCCGCTCTCGTAGTGGCAGGTCCAGTTCATGCCGGTGAAACTGGCACGGGCCTGACGACGAGCGCTGAACAAGGCGATCTTCCGGATGCGCTGCGCCTGGGTGTGGCTGAACACGAACGGCAGGTTCAGCGTCAATTCCTTGGGGTCGCCGTCCTCCTCTTCCGCCTCAGAACTCGACAACGCGGGATAGTCGCCGGTGATGTAACCGAGGATCTTGTCGGTGAAGGTGCCGGACACCGCATTGTAGAGCTCGCGCGCCGACTTTTTCGCTTGGACGGAGAAGTCCGCCCGGGCGTCCAGATCGTCTTCGGTCAGGTCGAACACCGGTGTCCGCGCGACGCCGGCTAGGATCACCTGCTGGCCGCCGAGATCAATGCGCTTGCCGGCGACGGAGCGGGCAAATTCGTCGAGGATCTCCGCCCAGTCGTCATCTGACGCGATCACCGCGCAGGTGCGGTAGCGGTATTCCCAGCCGACGCCCTCGACTCCGCCGCCGGCCTTGAGGTCGACGACCTCGACGCAGGCCGCCATTTCGGGGAGCCAGCGGGCCGAAGGCAGGTCGCGTGGTATGAGTCCGGGTCCGATCAGTCGCTGGCCGTTGACCCAGACGCCGCGGGCATAGTGGTAGGCGTGGTCGAGCGCACTGTCGGTGTAGAAATAAGTGCTCTTGTCGTTCCACCGCACGGCACCCGAGCCGCCCTCGGTGCTGTCGCCGCTCAGGACGTAGTTGAGCAGTCCCTGCAGGTGCCAGGCCCAGGACGGCGGCCCGGCCGTCCAAACCTTCTCGTTGTAGAGCTTGATCACCACGACATGGGCGACGCCAATGCCGCGATGATCGGTGGTCCAAATCCCCGTAAGCGCATCATGGCCGGTGATTGCCGCCTGATCGTCGGCGCCGTCGTTGAAATAGACCCACATGTGCGGAACGCCACCGCGCGTGTAGTAGGACTGCGGCCCGTTGCCCTCGAAGGGGAAGTAGAGGTTGCCCTCCCAGAAACCGAGGAGCGCGCTGCACCGACCCTCGGCGAGGGCGATCACCTCGACGTCCCATTTATTCGAATCGCCCGCGCACCAGGCGTCGGCGAGCGAGCCCTTCACCCGGGTCGTACCGAACACGGCGACGCGCGGGGCGGCAGGATCAATGGAGAAATCTATCTGCGAGCCGCGAGCTTCGGTCTTCTTCGGCTTCGTCAACGCCGATACGGCCATATTCAATGCCGTGGCGATCAGCGTGTTCAATACGAACTCGCCCACAGCTGCCCAGGTGAGCGTCGCCAGGGTGAGGCTGATGATCTCAGAATGCGCGCAGCCGCTTATCGCCGCGCCGAAAATGACGAGGCGGAGGCAGAACACCAGGGCGGGCATCATCCGACCCAGAACGCTTTCATGCCCATGCTCTGCGGCAGGGCCATGAGACCGTTTGTATCGGGGCCTATGACAAGACCGCCGGCAATGACGATCGACGCGGCGTACCGGAACGGTGTGTCGACGGCGAGCAGCACGATGTCGCCTCGCTGAGCGTGAACGACATCGATCTCCGGCAGCCGGGAGGCGCAGAATGCTGCGAGGTCCTCAAATCCGTTGTCCCGCAGCCGCCGCAACGCATCCGGAGCTGAGGTGTATTCGCGATGCCCCTCCAGCAGATCCTTGCAGCCCATGGCGACGCCGACATCGGCCGCGAAGGACAGGCAGTCATTAGCCCGACCGCCCCAGACCATGGGCATGCGTCTCCGCTCCTTGACGATCGCCGCCAGGGCTTCAGGCCAGTTGCTTCTGCGCATAGCTACCGCACCGTGCCGAGGACGGCGCCCGGGCCGGCGGTGTTACCAGACGAGCCGCCGCCGCCGCCGATGCCCTGTGTACCGGACGGCCGGATCGGGTTCTTCATTCCCCAGTAGCGGGTCTGCTGGCCGGCGCCGCTTACCCGCTCGAAGAAGCGATCGACGACGGGATGAGCAAGGCGGCGCTGATCGGCATCCGTGCGCCGCCGGCCGCCCCTGCCCTTCACGAGCTGCGAACCGCCGGTGACCGTGACCACCAGCTTTGCCTTCGGGTAATCGTTGCGCGTGATGAAGTCGATGCGCCCGACGCCGACCGTGCGGACGTTCAGCATCGTTACACCGTCCTCGTCGATATAGGCGGACTGACGCAATATCGGCTTCTGATGATAATCCTCGGCTTCGACCGTCGCGAGAATTTCGGGGTCGAGGCCCGACAGCTCGAGATTGTATTGCGAGACTGTGCCATCGGCCGTCGTCTCGATCGCGATCTCCTTCAGTAGCGGCCCACAGCCCAGATAGTCGACCCCGCCATAGGTGATCTTGCCTTGCCCGCCGAACCAGAAGCCGTAATTGCCGCTCGGAAGCTCGGCCAGGACGAGGTCGCATGCCTGGAAGGCGCCGCTTTGCAGGCGGGCCTCTTCGCCGGTGAGGAGCGTTTTCATGTGCGGTACAGGACCTGAATGGCCTCGAAGCTGAGGCGGCCGGTGCGGTCGAAATTGACCGAGAAGTCGGGCTGCGTACCAGGCGTCACGCGGAAGATGCCCGGCGGCTTGAGAAAGGTAGCATCGCCGCTGCCTGGAACTTGGGCGATGAGGCGCGGCTTCACTTTCAGCGCAGCGGTGCCACCGACGCCGCCCACCGCCGCTTCCGTCACCCGGTGCAGAGACCGGCGGGGTGCGCCCGAGACCATCCAGCTGAGCGCGACATAGTCGCCGACAGAGACGACGAAGCCGACCGGCAGGTGTGTGACGGCGCCAACGGTGAACCCGTCACGTCCGGCGAGCACGGTCCCAAAGTCGGTCGTACCGTCGAATGCGCCCCCACCGTATCGCGTCAAGCCAGCAAACCCCGCATCTGCGTAAGCGAGTGGGTACTTGCGAAAAACGTCGTGCAGGTAGAACGGGTAAATCGAGCCGTCGAGACTATCGAGAAACCCTCGCCACTCGCCGATCTGCGCCGCGTCCATGTTCGTCGTCTGGACCCGTGCATACCAATACGCGGGGGCAAGCCGCCCCGCCGTCGAATGGCCGGAGCGCGCGACATCGAGTGAGTATTCGCCGACGATGTCGAAGCTGATCTGCGCGATTTTGTGAGCGGCAGGAATGCTGAGAGGGAATGCCATCAGTCGAAATGACCATTCATCTGCGCCTGCTTGGTCGCACGCACGGCGCGGCCCTCAATGCTGGCATCCAGCCGCCGCAGCTCGTTTTCCACGCGCTGCAGTGCCGCGGCGTCAGCGCCAGGCGCGTTGATCGTGGGCGCGAAGGTGCGGCTTGAGCCGGATTGGCCTCCACCGGGCACGCCGGAGGCGCTGATTCCGCCGGAGAGGTCCTGCGCCAGGCCGCGCGAGTAGTCGCCGATCATGTCCATCGACTTATCGTGCGAGAAGACGCTGGCGTCCTGATCCCAGTTGACGAGTTCCTTGCCGTACTCGCCGACCCAATCCCATCCGCCCTTGCGCGCCCCGCCGCCGCCCGCCTTGCCCTTGCCGGTGACGATGCCGACGGCCTTGGAGAGCCAGCTGCTGGAGCCGCTCGACCCGCTGCCGATGAGGTCAGAGAACCATCCGCCGCCAGAGCCGCCGCCGAGGATGTCCCCGAAATCGATGCTCTCGAAAAGCTTGTCGAACAGTTCCGCGAGGAGGTCAGCGATCTTATCTATCGCCTTCTCCCATGCCGCGGCGATGCGGTCTTGCAGAATGGTCTGGAACGCGGAGCCCCAGTCGCCGGAACGGAATCCCTCCATCAGCGCGTACTTGATGTCGTCCTTGATCGCAGCGCGGCGATCGGCGGCGGCCTGGAAGTTCTCGTCGAGCTTGGCGAGGTCAGCGCCCACGGTGCGTTCGGTGTTTCGCTCAGACGCGCCTTCCAGCGACGCCTTGGCCTCTCCCCTGAGCTCAGGATCCGCACGCCAATCCTTGCGAGCGGTGGCGAGGTCACGAAAGGCGTCCGCTGCCTTCGCCAGTTTCTCCGCAAGCTTTTCGGCACCCTTTGCTTCGGGATCGAAGTTCGCGGCGCCTTGGCCGGGCAGCGATGCCGCCGGCGGCCGTTGATAGCTGACAATCCCGCCCTTGCCCTGGACGTCCGCCGCCCAGCGGAACTGGTCAGCCACACTCTTGCCGTGCCGGGTAACGTTGTCGGTGGCGTTCTTGCCTTGCTCAGAGGCGAGCTGGCTTCGCAGAAAGATGACATCCTGCTCCAGCTGCCTCAGCTGTACCTGCCCGGGGCTGTTCTCGCCCCAAGGCAAGCCACGCTTGGCGGCCACATCGCGGTAGCCCTGCTGCTGCTTCAGCTTTTCCTCAGTGGCGGCGAGGTTCCGCGTGACCATTTCGCTGGGCGACCGGTCGATGATGCCCCACCACTGCGCAGCCTCTTTCAGCCAGGCGATGATGCCAGGCATAGCCTCGGCGAATGCGGTTGCGAGGTCGCGGATGGCCTCGGCATTGGAGGCGAGCGCGTTGATGCCTGCGGTCTTCAGGGTTTCCCATAGGACGTCGAGCGCTTCGGCGGCCTCGTCTGACTTGCCGATGACCTCGTCGGTGAGAACGAGGCCCAACTTGTTGGCTTCGGCAACAAGACCTGCAACCGATTCCTCTCCGGTCTTCATCAGCTCGGCAAGCTTGGGGCCGGCCTCTCGCCCGAAAAGCGAAACCGCCAAGGCAGCGCGGTCCGTGTCGGACTTCACCCCCCGGAGAGCCTTGAAGATGGCCTCTGCCGCGGCGTCTGTATTGTGGAATTCGCCCTGGAGGAACTGAGCCTCGAGGCCCAGCTGCCGCAGCGCCTTCCCGGCAGACCCGGATCCGTCATTGCGGAATTTCCCGAGATTTACGTTCAGCCGCGTCAGCGCGGAATCCATCGTGTCGAAGTCGGACCCGGTCTTCAGCGCGACGAAGCGCATCTCCTGCAGGTATTTCGTCGTTACGCCCGCGCGGTTGGCCACATCCTTGATGGCGGCGGCGGCATCGAGGGAATCCTTGACCGCCCCGACGAACCACTTGATCGCGAAGAACGAAAGAAGCTGGTTGCGGACCCGCAAAATCGATCCGTTGATCTTGCTGAGACCGGCATCCCAGGCATTCGCTGTGTCGTTTGCGGCCTTTCTCGATTTCGCTTTCGCCTTGTCGAAGTCAGCCTCGAGTTTGTCGAGGCTCGCCCGGATCTGGATCTCGGCCGCGCCGGCGACGAAGGTCTGAGACATCAGGTGGGCCCTCCCTCGTTCGCGCTGCTGACGTGAATGACCTGGCCCTTGGCCTCCATTGCGGAGACCCAGGCCATGACGTTCGACGCCATTTCATGGTTGGTCTGAGGCTTCGGCGGCGTGCCGAGGACCCGGTTCAGATCGGGCAACTGCTTGGTCCTGGCGAAGGCCTCAGTGTGCCAGGCGGCGGAGAGGTGCAGCCTGTGCTGGCTTGCTAGACGCCGGCCGTAAGCCCGGACTTCCTGCCGGACCTCCCATGGCGTCATCCGCCAAAAGTCAGCCTGGCGGACGCCTGCCTCTAAGGCTGCGCCGAAGGCGGCCCCGATCCAGTCTCGGGGTCTGGCGTAGGGCCCGAGGTCTTCTCGGTCCCCTCCTCTTCGTCGACTATGAGACCAGGTCCCATGAAGGCTACGCGGAGCGCCGTTGCGAGCGCCAGCGCGAGAGGCATGACGGGCGGGCTGATTGCGAAGATGGATTCCGCACTCAGCTTGGGCGTCGAGGCGATCTCCGCCAGCTTGGCCAACGCATCGACATCGAGCCGGTCGGCGGCGCTGTGCACGAAGCCGGTCACGTTCTCCGCGTCGCCCCAGACCGCTTTCGCCACCTTCAGCGCCGCATAGTCGAACTTGAAGGCGATATCCTGTGCCCCGATCCGCATTACGGCGTCGTCACCGTGATTGCGCCGGTGGGCTTGATCGAGATCGAGCCCATGATCTTGCCGGCATGCTCATATGTCGGCGTCCACGTCACATAGCCGCGCCAGGTCACGATCTTGACCGCCGTGCCGGACGTCACCTTCGTGGTCGAATCCACCGTGTTGCCCAGCAGGACGCGGAACCAGGCCTTGGCCCGGCCGTTCGCCGCCGCGCGGATCGCCTCATGGGCGCTATTGGCGGGCGCGTAGTGAAAGCTGACCGCCACCTCGCCCGTGCGCAGGATGCCCGCCAGCAGCTCTTCGAAGCCATCAGTCGAATCGAAGTCGGTGGCATCCAACTTGTCCGATTGGATGGAGGGCTCGCCGAAGCTCTGGGTACCCGGGAAATCGACCCAGGCGGCAGAGCCGCCGGTTCCGCCGAACTGGATGGCAACATTGTTGAGCGCCTGAACGGCTACCGTCGTCATGGCTTAAATCTCCTCGACAGATACGAGAGCCGCGATCGAGCGGCCGAAAACCTCAGGGCCCGAGGTTGGGGCAGGAATGGGGGCTTGCGCCCGGGCGACGAGCATGCGGGCGCCGGGCACGGGAAACGCTTTGCGATGCAGGGCGGTGCGTATCGCCCATGCGAGGTCTTGGATGGCAGCGGCTGATGCCGATGCTGGGCCATAAAGTCGGACATTGACCCGCGCCTCGACGCCGTTCTCAGTGAACGTGTCGTCGTTTACGCTGGATAGGAAATCGACAGCGATGAACGACCCGTCTTTCGCCGAAATAAGGGCAGGCACGGTATCGCCCTGAAAGATCGCTGGGACACCGATGAAGGGTTCCCAAATCTGCAGCTCGTTCGTGATCTCGCGAATGCCTGACAGATACGCGCAGACAGCGCCCGCGATATCCATTAGCCATTCCGCCGGAAAGCGCTGGTGATGCGGCCGAGTCCTTCGGTCAGGGCGCGCAGCAGCGCAGGGCGCGGGGCGATCTTGTCGGTGCCGCGCTCCAACGGCTCGGCGTAATCCTTGTTGAAGACAACACGGCCTACGACGTCGTGGCCCTGCGTTTCGACCACCGAGATATGCGACGCGCGCAGCTGGCCGGTGTCAGGCGCCGGCGGCTCGCCGGGAGAGGACGCCTGGTGGTTGCCGTAGATCCGGCCGGTGCCCGGGTGGCTGTACATCGCAACCGCTTCGGTCTCGGCCTGCAGCGTGGCGGCGGCCATCCGGCGTTCGGTGTCTCCGCGCACACGACGCGCCAACTCGTCAAACCGGAAACTGGTCCTCGACGTCGATGCCATCACCGCGCCTGCAGTTCATAGGTGGCGGCAGCAGGGTCGCGACCGACCGCAATCACCTGCCGGACGACGCCTTCGACGGTGATCCTGTTGCCCGCCGCGGGAATGATCCCTGATGGCAGGCTGGCGCCGAGGACAATCACCTTGCGGTCTGTCGCCGGAATTCCGGCCGCAACCCGCGCGAAATCCTTGTAGGTCTCGACGATCGCCTTGCAGGCATGGTCGGTCGGCGCTTCACTGAACCCGCCCCGGCCGTCGCTCGCCGTCGGTGCGATCTGCGTCAGAGTCGCGTCGCTGAACATGAACCCGAGCGCCCCGGCAAAAACACCGGGGAGCGAGGCGAGGAAAGCGCTCTGCACCATCAGACGACCAGGGGGCCGGAGAAGTTCAGGCGAACCAGCTCGGTGAAGCGGGTGCCATAGCTGGTCGATCCCAGGGTACCGGCAGACGCGGATCGGCCGTCGCTGCGCTCAAGTTCCAGCGAGCCGACTTTGACCCGCTTGAAGCCGGCCAGCATGACCTCGTTCGAGGCGCCGTGCCCGTCCATCACCAGTACGTGGGCGGCGTAGAGCATGATTGCCGGCGCATAGTCCGCCTCGCGCCATGTCGAATCGACCCGCCCCGCACCTTCCGCCAATGCGGCTGTGATCGTCGCATCGGCAACGGCGGCAAAGGTCGGAAACCGCAGCTTAAAGGCCGCGGCATTGGGGACGACGTATGCCATCCGCCTACTTCAGCGAGGCGACATATGCCGCCTTGTCGTCGTCCGACATTTCGTTGAACGCGTGTGCGTCCTCGGTCGTCAGGCCGTCAGCGACCTCGTCCTCGACGTCAAGGATGACCCAGCGGCCGCCGCCCTTGTGCTTGGCGACGAACTGCGCGGGGTTATGCGATCCAGGCTCGGGCTCGGGCTCGGGCTCGGGCTCGGGCTCGGGCTCGGGCTCGGGCTCGGGCTCGGCAGGGAGCTGCGGTGGGGGCGCCGGTTCGTCAAGGATCTCGGCGATCGTGAAAAACGGAAGGCTGAGCGCCCGCTGTTCATAGTCTGCCGCGATTTCTACATCGCGCGACTTCCCAGCCCCGATGAAGACAAGGCCGTCGGGCGTCCAGACACCCTGATCGGCCCTCGAATTGTTCGTGATGGTCACTTTCATGGGTCCCCTCCGCTGAATAGGAAACGGCCCCGCCGGTTAGGGCGGAGCCGGGTTATGCCCTCCGCTACTAGGCGGGCGGCGCGGTGACCTCGTCGGCGTAGGCTGCCGACTTGGGCAGGCGCCATTCGGTGCCGCCGGTGCGGGCGATGATGCCCGTCTCGAAGCCCATAAGGCTCTTCTGGCGCGGCTGAAGCGGCGTGCGGGGCATGGGGAGGTGGAACCGAACCACCTCCTCGTCACGACGGTAGGCGACCATGCGGCCGCCGCCGTCCTGCGAAGCCGTGGCGAGCTCGCGCACCGGGTAGATGCTGAGCGGCTGACCCGTTTCCGCCGTGTAGATGTTGTTCTTCTTGATGTACTCGAGGACGGTCAGAAGGCCGTCGCCGGAGCCGAGGCGCTGGGTGGCCGCGGCACGGAACGCATCCGGGGGAAGCGCCAGGCTGTCCGCCCATTCCACTTCACCAGTCTGCGTGCGGACGCGGCTGAGCACCTCATTCACGTCGGTGAGCTTCTGATCAGCGGACTTCGCCGGCCAGAAGGTGCCGGGGGTGCCGACGTCGGCACGGGGCACGGCGGCGTCGTTGGCGAATCCGGTCCAGTTCTTCTCCGTCGCGCCGACAAACGCGATGCTGTTCAGCAGGCGCTCGACCTTGTCGACGGCGCTCATGGCATCGAGCGTGCTCAGGTTGATGCCATAGAGGGCGGCCTGGTTGACCTCCTCCAGCGTCCACTCCCAGCCGGAACCGATCATCGCGAAATCGTGCGATGCCTGGTCCCGGGTGGTCTTGTTGAACGGCATATCGGTGCCGGCGCCGGAGAGGAATTTCGCCTCACCCGCGGAATCGACCGAGAAGAAGGTCGTGCCGATCGACCATGGGTTGCCTTCGGTCACCACGGGGATGACCTGAGCGTAATTGAAGGTCGGGTAACGGCGGGCGTAGATCTTCGCTTCGACGTTGCGGCCCTGTGCGAGCACAAAGGGCAGCGCGGCCTGCGCGTCGGTGAAAGGCTGGATCATGGGAACTCGTCCTTTTCAGGATTCGCGGCGCGAGGCGGCGATGATTGCGGGGATCAGCGGAACTTGAGGGAGATTTCGACGATGTCGCCGTCGACGCCCGAGGTATCGAACGTCGCACCGGGGATGCGGATATGCGTCACCGTCGAGGTGTACCGGCCGTCCGACGGGTCCCAGTAGACATCACCGCCGTCCACGACCGTGTCGCCGGCCGTGACGTACATCTGGCCCATCGTCATGAAGGCGCCGGTGAAGTACTGCGGGAAGCGGTCCGCGGCACCAGAGGTCACCGGGGGAACGGCGGGGGTGAGCACGGCGAGGCCGACGAATTTGGCGTTCGCGGTGAAGGTCACCGTGACCGTGTAGCTGTCTCCGATCGCCGGATCGGTGCCCGGGTCGGTGACCGTGAAAGTCAGGCCGCCGCCGACGAACTCGGTGCCGACCGCGCCATTGCCGACGAAGTTGCCGTCAGGGTCATAGACATTGAAGGCGCCGGTCGCGCCGCCCGCCGCCTGGACGACCTTGTAGGCGCCCTGCTTGGCGCCGGCTGCTACAGCGGGGGAAGCGGTGATCGCGCCCGCGCCGGTGTTGCCGGCATCAGCGGCGCCTGCGGCCGTGGCCGCGAACGTGCCGCCGAGGATAACGCCGTGATCGCCCGAACCGCGGAACGCCGGCTGGCCGAACGCAATGCCGGCCGCCGATTCCACGGTGCGCGAAATCTTGTTGCACTTCTCCTCGTTCGCGATCTGGCCAGGAAGGCCCTTCGCGGGAGCGCTCGTGTAGGAAGTCTGGTAGGCCGCCATGATGGCGTCTCCTTTCGATGTGGCGCGTCTTGCGGACGGGCCTTGCGTTTCGGTGAGGGGTTAGGCGGCCTTCTCGCCGCGGAGGTCCGCCAGGTATTTGGCGCGGGCGTCGGTGACGGCCTTGTCGGCGTCATTGGCGCTGAGGCCGCCCGAGATCGCGTCACGGATCGGGTCGGAGCCCTTGGTGACCGAGACACCCGCCGCCAGCGTGGCGAACGAGGTTTCGATCTGAGCGTCGGTCCAGTCCTTGGCTGCATCGCCGAGCTTCGCCGCGACAACGGCCTTGCGGATCGCGGGCTCGTCCATGGCGTCGGTGACGGCCAGGGTCGGGGCGAGCGCCTTCGCCACAGCGACGACGCCGGCATAGGCCTTCGCTGCATCGCGCAGCTTGGCGGGCGTGATCTTCGCGTCGGCCAGCTGGGTCTTCAGCGTGGCGATCTCGGCGTCCTTGGCCGCGAGATCGGTGACGTGCTTGGCGACCGTTGCCTCGATGGTCGTCAGCGCCGTCTTGTGCGCGGCGTCGCGCGCGGTGAACGCGGTATTGGCATCGGAAAGCAGCTTCTGCAGCTTTTCGATCGCCTGCGCGCCCTGATCGGTGGTTTCGATGGAGAATCCATCGACCATTACAGTCTTCGTGGCCATGGGCCCTCCTTTGAAATCGCGCGTTTCGTCGCCAATGCGACACTCCGAACCAGCCCGGCCCGCGCGAACGATGGCTAGGTGGTTGCCTCTGATCGCCGTCTGGACGGCGTCGTATGCTTCGCCGCTCGGCGTGGTGCCGGGCTCGAATTTGAGATCGCAGGTGTAGCCGCAGCTCACCTCGCGCTTTCCGGTCTTCCAGTCGGCTATCGCGGCGGCGTCCATCACGATCATAGGAACGCGGAGAAACTCGCCGTCGCGCGCGACGTCGCCACTCAGATTGCCGACGGCGTGCTTCTTCCAATTTTCGGCTTTCACCGCCTCGGCGGGGTGGTCGTTGGTCACCGGCCGATAGGCGAAGCTCGCCATGGCATCCTTGTTGAAGACCTCGGCCTCCGGGCGGTACACGCGCACCGTTTCCATGTCCGGGCGCCCAACTTCCTTACCGCCGTAGATCTGGATGCCGGCGCGTGCGATGCGAACGTCCGCGACGAGATAACCGTCGGCCGTCGTCCGCGTGTCGCAGAGCGTCACGGCGTCGTTGAAGTCCATGTCGATGTCCCAAAGAAAAACCCCGCCGGAGCGGGGTTGTGTCGTTTCACGTGGCGAAGCCGCTATTTCGGCTTTCGCTGGAAATCCCTGCCTGATGGAAACCCGAGGTCGAGCACAAAATTCGCCTGTTCGAAGGTCTCGACGGTTACCTTGCTTTTGCCCGCCACGTCGAGCTTGCCCAGGTTGGCAACGCGCGACCCTTTGATGCCCTTCGCCTTCACGATCCCCGCCTCGGGAAGAATCGGCATTCCGTTCTGGTCTTTCATGCCGTCACCGGCGTCATCTTCCCGCGCGTCATACAGAATGCGCAGACCCAAATGTCATCGCCGCCCGTGATCTTCAGCTTGCCGTCCTGGCGGGCATGCGTACGGACCTTGATCAGCTGCCGGGTGCGCACACCGATATCGACCTCGCAGAACCGGCACTCCCACAAGACCGATTCCTTCGTCTTACGTGGGCGCTTAGGCTTTGCGGCCGCGCCTCCCTCGATGACCTTGAACGGACTGGATCCCATCCGCGAACTATATGCGCCGCGTCGCGCCGGGCAACCGGAACAGGAAGGGTCCGTTACAGCCCCGCCTCCTCGAACGCACCGCCTTCGCGCCGCCGAAGCTCCTCCAAAGTCCACATCCGGCCGGCCGGATCAACAAACCGGTCGATCGGCAACTTGCCCTCCCGGTACAGCCTCCCCCGCGTTTTCCCGAGGATGTCGTCCTGGCGCGCCGGCGTCTGTTTCGCCAGCCACTCGGCATAGGTCAGTCGCGGCGGTGGCTCCGAACCCTTCAAACGTGCCATGGTCGTCGAGCGGCAGTTGATATGCGCAGGCGGCCGAGGCCCCTTTCCGACCGCGTATACCTTGCCGTCCCGCTCCTGGCAGATCGGCGTTGTCCTATTGTCGAGCGTCGAAATCCACTCGATCCCGACGATCACGCCCGCATTTGCCTCGTAGACCGATTCCTGCGCCACGCTCGCCGTATGCGTGATCGCCGTGCGTATCATCGCCTCGGCGCCCCGGCGCGAGATCGCCATAAGGCCATCTTTATACGCCGCGGCCCGCGTACCCCGGATCACGCGGATCATCGCGTCGGTCGACTGACCTTCGACAAAACCCATGCGGATCGCATCCATCACGCGGCCGGCAGCGCCGTCGACGAGGCCGTCGAGCCAGCCCTGTAAAAGCTTGCCCTGAAAGGGTCGCGCATTCACCGCCGCAATCAGCACCGGGTAAGTCGGGACCGCCAGCTGGTAGCCCAAGATGGCGCCCAGGGAGTGGGCCTGAAACGCTGCCTCGTACTGCGCCAAGGCGTCGATATCGGCGCGCGCGGCACCGTGCACATGCTGATATCCGGCATCGTAAAGGCTGCGCAGCTCAGCCAGTAGAACCTGAAGCTGGTTGTCTCCCCTCCCCAAAGATGCGCGCACAGCGATCCGGCGCAAGACGTCCTGCTCTACCCGCTTGATGAGCGCCAGCACCTTGCGGACGGTGGCCGCGCTGACCCGCTCCAGCCCGATCCTGTGGCGGATCGCGGCGTTCAGCAGGCGCTCGCTTATCGTGGCCATCAGCGGGCGGGATCGACTTCCTCAAACCGCTCCGGCCCGAGGACAATCTTGCCGCGGTACGGCTCTACCTTCGAAACTTCGATCGCCGTCTTCGTCAGCGAAATGTGCGGCTGGTACTCCGACCAGTCGTGAGAAGCCCCTGCCCGCATGATTTCTTCGTGGCGCCAGCAGAGCGTCGAGGAGGCGAACAGCAGCACCGCACCCATATTGCCCAGGGGCTCGACCAAGCGCGGCCCGCCGGCCGGAATGGTCAGCTTGCCGTCGGCCTCGCCCCATTCGGTCGCGTTCCCCGCCTTGATCCAGTCGAGCGAGACCCGCGAGTACGCGATCGTGACGTGCAGATCGTCGGCGAGGTCTTCGATGCCCTGCCCTATGGCCCATGCGGCGATCTCGGCGACGTTCAGCACCGGGCGGCTCACATAGAGCGTTCGGGGCGCCGCGTCGGCGATCGCCTTGGCGTCGGGCTTCGGCGGAAGCGGCTCGCCGGTGATGGGGTCGATATCGCCGTCTTCGTTCGGGTCGTCAACGCTGCCCTCGATTTCGAGGTCGTCGCGCCACTTTTCGAAGGTGACGCCCGGGGCGACCCAGCCCCCCGCACTGAGCTGCGCGAAGATGTCTTCGAGCCGCATAACGCCGCCCTGCTTCGCCGCGAGCATGGTCTTCACGGTTTCGTTCGAAAGCCCGCGCGTGACAGCCTCGTCCTTGGCAAGCGCGGCTTCGAGGCCCGGGTAGGTTCCGGCCTCGACCAGCTTGTTCTGCACCGCAGTCGCCAGCGCGTCTGCCGGAACCAACGACGTCTCCGCGTAGATTTTGTCGCTCTCGGCGTCCCGCTTCCGGTTTTCGCTGCGTTCGGTCTCGCTGAGCTGCCAGAGCGGGTTGAACGTGAAATGGATTTCCGGCGGACGATTGCCCAGCTCGGACCGGATCAACACTTCGTCGATGCGCTTGTAGGCGGGGCGCAGGCTGATTTCCTGGTCGCTGGCGATGCGGTCGTAGTAGTTCCGCACATCGGAATCGCCGGTCGCGTTCAGTCCCGCAGGCGCCTGCCCCAGAAGCCGCGTCGCAGGGATATCAGCAGCACCCGATGCGATCTGCAGCATGAGGCGTGCGACATCGTCTAGGTTGGCGAAGTTGATCTGCTTCTGCTCGTATTCCTCCTCGGCATCGAGAAGGAGCGCGTTATTCATCGACTTCGACGTGTTCGCCAGGCGGAACCTGGTCAGCATGCGCGAGCGATACTCGGCATTCGACACGTTGTTCATGAAGCCCTTGATTTTATAGACGTCGAGCTTGGCCTCGGTGATCAGGTTCGCGATACCGTCTGCGGAGAGCGTCGCGTTCGTCAGCGCATCGCCAACCGCCTGGAGGACCGAATCCCCCCATACCTCGCCAGTCAGCAACTGGTCGGGCACCTCGGCGCCGATGAAGCGGACCACCCGCGAGGGGTGGATCCTCACAAATGAGGCCCCGACCTGGCCGCCGTGCAGCGTGTAGACTTCGGGCTCCCCGAAATATGGTGAGGCAACATCGCGGATGATCTGGCCGGGCGTGACCTCGTACCGGTTCAGCACCGCGAGATATTTGAGACCGCCGCCCTGCACCCGATCAAGCGCCAGCGGCTGGCTGGGATCCTGCCCGTCATCGACGCCGATAACGATAACTGCGCCGCCATAGAGCCGCGCGCGTTTGAGGGCGGCACCGATCTTCTGCTGGAGGCCGACACGCTCCTCGCCGGCCTCGAGCTTCTCGATCTGATCGTCAGCGGCCTGCCAGGCGCGCCCCTCGCGCACCATGTCGAAGGCCGGCACGTCGACCACTTTGCGGCTCAGCCAGTCGCCGCGGTATGCGGCAATGAGTTCCGGCTGCGTCAACGGCACGAACACATGCCCGATCGACGACGTCTTACCGGTGCCCCAGCTGAACCCTTCGACGAGGCTCTGCAGCTTATCGTTGATCCACGACAACATCAGGCGTCAGACCGCGCCATAGGTGACGTCGAACTGGCTCCCGAGCGCGAGCTCGTTGAGCGCGTCGGCGAAGGCGTCGACCTGATCGTCATGCGTCCCCGCCGGAAAATTGCAGATTTCATCGAGGAAGGTCTGGTTCCAGTCGCCTTGAACCAGCTTCACGTTCTTCGCTTCGGCCTGGGCTGCGGCGGGGCGCGCCCTCGTTTCCTTGTCGCCAGTCACGGGCCTCGCCTTCACGTCGAACCCGGCGAGCATCTGGATCAGCGTCTCCGCCTGTGCCTTGCCCGCCTGGCCCGGGTCCTGCGGCAGTCGGATCGCGCAGGAGACCCCATCAGCGATCGCCGTCGCCTTGATCGTCTTCTGCACGTCGCCGGGCGATGCCTGGATCCTTACGACGTGCTCGACGAAGAATACGCCGTCGACGCGGCGAAGCTTTACGCCAGTCGTCCAGTCCGGCCGATTGCCGGTCTTCTTCACGGTGCCGGCGAGGTCCCATGCCCGGCACGTTTGGCCGCCCACCGGGGCGATGGCGACGGCCTCGGAGAACCAAGCCCGCTTGAAGAGGCCACCCTCGCGGGCGGTCGGCCGCTGCTGGTATTGGCCGGCATAGGCGTAGGAGCCCTGCTGGACCTTGAAGCCCTCGACGACATCGCGGGGGAAGCGCTCCGGGTCGAGCAGCTCGCCATCGACCTTTCGAGGGTCCCGAAATCCGATCTCCGTCTCGCACGCCCGCTCGGGATCGAACTCCATGGGCAGCATGAGGTGGCAGTACGGCATCCCCAGCGCTTTGATGACGCCGGAGATATCCGCGGCGTGCAGCCGCTGCATCACTACCACGATCGCGGACTCCCGCTGGTTGTTCAGGCGGTTCAGGGCGCCTTCACGAAAGAGCCGTGTCGTCTCGTTTCGCTCGGCCTCGCTCTCAGCGGTCTTCGTGCTGTGCGGGTCGTCGATGATCAGTCGATCGCCGCGTTGCGAGGTCAACGACCCAAAGGCCACGCCTTCGCGGTACCCTGTGGCCGAGTTGGCGAATGACATTTCACCTGTTCTGACCAGCTCGACTTCCGGCCAGAGCGCCCGATACCAATCCGACAGGATCAGATCGCGGGTCTTGCGAGTATCGCGCTTCACCGGGCCGTCGTTGAAGGCCGTCGTGATCGTGCGCAGCGACCGCATTCCGCATGGCCCCCACTCCCAGGCGGGCCATAGCACCGACACCAGCAGCGACTTCATCGAGCCCGGGGGCACGTTGATCAGGAGGCGATTGATCCGCTTCCAGGTCACCGCCTCGAGGTGCTGGCAGATTGCGTCGATGTGCCAGTTATGGACGTATGCCGCCTGGGGTTCGAGGACATGCCAGGCCTCGCGCACAAATCCGGCGAGCGTTGCGCAGCGAGCCCGGATCGCGACGGCATTCTGCTCGACATCTCGCCGATCGGCTTCAGCCTTCCGTCGCGCCCGCTCGGCCCTGACCTGAGACAGCGCCGACGGTAAGCTGCGCAAGTCGATCGAGGGTGTTTTCGAGCTCCGCAATTTGTTCGTCCGTCATGTTGGCGAGGGCCGCGGCGTCGAACATCTGGATTGCGCCGCCGTTCTTGCCCTCGTGCTGATGGACGCTGGTTTCCTTCCAGCCGAGCCGCACCTTCGCCCAGAAGATCCCGGCCGAGACGACGCGGGGTTGCTCGGCGCGAAGCTGGTTCCCGGCGGCGTCGTATTGGGCAGGCGCCCCGACAGCCTGGAGAAACAGGCTCTCGCCGACCTTCGCGTTGGCCTTCACCATCCCGGTGTCCAACTCGAGGCGGAAGACCTTGAGCAGGGTCTTCAGCGAGATCGGCTTCCCCGTTTCCGGGTTCGACAGCAGCAGGCACATCTCGGCTTGCGGGATGCCATAGGCTGCCCAGGCCTCGACCTGCCGCCGCTGTTCATCGGTAGGCGTGAAGGCCTTGCGGGCCATGGGTCACCACTGTCACAAAAATTTAAAATACACTTTTGGCGCGTCGGTTAGCGATCGACCCCTGCCGGACTAGTTTTCTCTGTAGAGGCGCATCCTGCGTCCAAAGGAGGGCCAAATGGCCAGTTCGAAGTCCCAGGGGGCGACCCCGACCAAGTCCAGCATCTTCCCGACCACCGTTGCCCGTACTGCCAGCGATGGAGCCGAGATCCGCGTGGTTCTCCCCCCGGACGATCCGCTCAATCTGACCTTCGACCCGATGAGCGACGCCGATTTCAAGGTCCTTGAGAGGCTGGCGCAGACCCTGCGCGCGGCGCGGATTCGCTCTAAGCCCTAGATGCAGTTCGACCGGTGAAACTCTCCCACCGGCGGACCGCAACGTCGACGTAAGCGGGGCTGAGCTCGATGGCTTGGCACCGCCTGCGCTCCTGCTCGCATGCGATGATGGTGGTCCCCGACCCGCTGAACGGCTCGTAGACTAGATCGCCGGCGCGCGAATTGTTCCTGATCGGCCGGGCCATGCACTCGACGGGCTTCTGGGTCGAGTGGCCCGTTTCCGACTTCTGCGGTTTGGCGATCGACCAGAGCGTCGATTGCTTGCGCCCACCGGTCCAGCCGGCCGTATCGCCCTCGCGCACCGCGTACCAGCACGGCTCGTGCTGCGGGTGATAGTGCCCGCGGCTGATCACCAGCTGGTTCTTGCCCCAAATGATCTGGGTGCGGATCAGGAAGCCGGCCGCCTGCAGGCTGACAGCCACCTCGAGCGCGTGGGACCCGGCGTGCCAGACATAGGCGACGCTGCCGGGGAACAGCGCCCAAGCCTCGCGCCAGTCATCGCGGTCATCGTTCAGAACCTTGCCGACGGCGCGGGCCTGCACCTTCGAGCCATTGGCGCGGACGACTCGATTGCGCCAGTCAGCATCGTATTCCACCCCATAGGGCGGGTCGGTCACCATCAGCCGCGGCTTGTCGCCGGCGAGCAGGCGGTCAACGGTTTCGCGTGACGTGCTGTCGCCACAGATGATGCGGTGCTCGCCGAGGATCCATACGTCGCCCAGCTGCGTCAGAGGCTCGATCGGCGCCGGCGGCACGTCGTCCGGGTCGGCAGCCGGCTCGGGTCGAGGCTCCAGGCTGATCAGCTCCGGTCTATCGAACCCGAGCAGCGCCAGTTCGAAACCGGCGTCGCCTAGGCCCTGCAACTCAAGGCCAAGGGCTTTCAGGTCCCAGCGACTCTCCTCGCCCGTCCGATTGTCGGCGAGGCGGTATGCACGACGCTGCTCATCGCTGAGGCCGACGGCGACGTGCACCGGCACCTCTGCGATGCCAAGCCGCATTGCTGCCAGGCGCCGGGTATGGCCGACGAGGATTTCCCCGCCCTCGTCGACAACGATTGGCTGACGCCATCCGAATTCCCGGATGGACGCCGCCACCTTGTCGATCGCCGTCTCGGGGATGATCCGAGGGTTGCCCGGGTACGGGCGCACAGTTTCGATCGCCCGCCACTCGACGGACAAAGACTCGCTCTTGAGCATGGAATCGCATCACCGTTCCCCCGCCGCGTGCGCGGTGGCGGGGTGGCCTCAGAAGGCCAATGGGGTCATGCGAGTTACGGCTCGCGGCTTGCGGCGCGTCAACGCCGTAGGCCCCCGCCTCTATCGAGGCGTGGCCGGAAGCCTTTTTAGGACTGGAAAATCATGGCGGAGGAACCAGACGCACAGATCGCGAAGGCTACTCGAGACTTCGAAGCGCACCCGCAAGATATGCAGGAGAAAGCGCTGGCTTGGGTAATCGGCGGTCTAGATGCCGAACGATCGGCTGTAGTTACGATGAACACGACGGGCCTTGCAGGCTCTCTCGCGTTCCTTCAGACAAATCCGCTGCTTGGTCGAGCTCCACTCCTAGCGGCGGCGTGCTTCTTCATCGGCATTTGCCTAGTCGGGTTTGCTTGGCAGGAGCGGGTGAAGGCGGACAGCCCGTTCCGGACACTTAGCGATCGATATAGTAAGGCGCTTTCAAGCTCCTATTTTCACGCCGCCGCGGCAATCCAGCTGGGCTTGGGATCAATTGTGCTGATTTACGCTTTCGCAAATGCCTATCTTTGACCAACGAAAAACCCGCCGCGGAAATCTCCGGGCGGGCGCATCTCTGTTCGTGGGCAGATTTAGTGCTACGCGTCAGACTCGATGTCAAGGGGTGGTGTTTTCGCATGGCCAAGCGGCCATCAGCCCATACACTAAACCGACGATCGCTTCCTCGTTGAGCATCTCCGGGTGATCGTTCGAGTACTTGACGAACACGAGGCGCAACTGGTCGATGCTTGCACTTTCAGGCACGCAGAGATCTGCAAGATCCTCCCTGTTCATGCTCAGAGACGTGTACAGGTTCACCGTGCTTTGAATGAATCCAAGGCAGCGTCCGCCGTCGAATTGCCTCTCGATAGGCAGATCTTCCGCTCTTGGGCCAAAATCGCAGGTCTTGGCGAGTTCCGCATTTGTGAAAGAGAAATACGTCATCGCTACCGCAAGCAACATCATGGCCGCCCCCTACAATCGGTAGAAGTCTGCCACGACGTCCAACGCTTCGGCGAGTCTGGGCGCTCGGTAGTTCTTGTCCATCCCCAGTTTTTCTCCTACGTCTTTGAGCGGCCGGCACTCGACGACGACGCAGCGCACCAGTTCACCTCCGACGCGGCCGAGCGCCGACATGCACAGCTTGAAGCGCCGGATGCAGTCGAGCTGGTGATCGGAGAGCGACCCGGGCGAGCCGCCGCCACCCCCGGCTCCGCCAATGTCGACCGCCTTCATGCTGCCGATCGTCATACCCTCGGCGTCCGCGCGGATCCTTGAGGCCCCCTCGTACTGGCGCTGGGTGAGGCTGCCGCGGTTGAACAGCCACTCGACGGGGTCGTTCGCGAGGTTCCGGACGGTCTTCGTCGCGATGTTCGCGTCGGAGGCCTGCTCGGCTACCAGGCTGAGCCGGTTGCCCTCGCGGCCCGGTTTGCGCTGTAGCGTCGCAGCGGCGATCTTGGCCGCGTCCTCCCGGTCCCGTTCGGCAATGAACGTCACCCAGGCGTCTCGCGCCTTCGGGTTCACGCTCAGCTTCGGCCGCTCGATCAGCTTGGCGGCGGCTGCCGCTTTCTCGGCCTTCTCTGCCTCCCGAGCCGCGCGCGCCTTGCGCAGTTGATCCTTCTTTTTTTCCAACAGCGCCTTTCTGGCGAGCTGGGCTTTCGTCATACGGCTGGGCGGGCGAGGACGCTGAGGCATGTCGTCCCCCTATGCCGCAGACGATTTGAAGTAGCCCAGGCGCTCGCAGGTGTGCGGGTAGACAAAAAACCGGCCGCGCTCGGCAATCGATCTCCCCCGCATTCCGACGATGACCGTCGCGCCGCAGCACAGCCATTTGGCCCCTACCGCCGGTAAGGTCGCGTTCAGGCGCTTGCGTTCGGAAGGCGTAAAATCGGTCATTGCGCCCCCTGTTCCAATTGCCGCCGGTTGCGCGCGGCGGCCTGTTTGATGCGCTCCAGCGCCGCTGTGTTGCGCTCGTCGTCCCCTGGGCCGTCGGGAATCGGGGCGCCGGGACGCTGGCGGAGGGCGGCGATGCGGCGTGAAATCTCCGCCCGCTCCTCGTCGGTCATGTCGCGGAAGGGCTCTTCGGAGCGCGCCTTCGAAAGCCGCTCGAGGCCGGCGAGGAGCGTCATCTCGTGCCGCCAGTCATCGTCGCGCTTGGCGAGGTTGAGCAGCTGGCCGGTCGTGGGAAACCACGCCTCGCCCGATCGGCGCCACGCGGCGCACGCCCGGCTGAGGACGGCGGCCGGCAGGTGCCCGAGGTCGGCGTGGTACGCCATCCAGAAGATCGCCTGGGCCTTCGCGTCGCCGTTGCGCAGGACGTCCGGCTTCCCGACGACGTCGGCCAGGGCGAAGAGGATCGCGATGCGGTTCTTGTCGCCCGAGGGCCGCAGCTTTTCACGCAAGGCGGGCAGGCTAGACCTCGCCTCGCTGATCGTCGCTTCGCTCGCGATAATCCGCGTCCCGTAGGGCTGCTCCGCTGCCTTCGTCGCGGCAGCTGCCAAGTGCCGCGGCAAGCTGGATGTCCCGCTGTGTGGCGCCGGAGCGAGCAGGTCGCCCATGCTGTCCGCGATTGTTACCGTGCCCATTGTTGATCTCCACCGCCCTGAACAACCAATTGTGGAATCGCGCGTCCCAGCTGGCGCATCTCGCCCCTCCGGCAAGCGCCCAGTTCCGCATCCGCTCGGCCTCTCGGGCGCAATCGAGGCCGAGTTCGGCGGCTTTTCGGATGTGCTCGGTGTTGGGCTCCCAGTCGCTCGGGAGCGGATGGTTCGCGGCAGAGCGCCGAGATTTCGGCTTCTCGGCCGTGCGCTCTCCAGGAGATGCGTCAGCATCTACTGGGATGGAGGATGGTGGAGCATTGCGCCCGCTATGCGTTCGCATGCGATCCGCATCGGGTTCCGTATGCGCTTTTGATGCGTTCGCATCTGCGCCCGCATTGCGCTCCCATCTTGCCCGAGCGCTTTCCGCAGCCGCTTCGCTCTTCTTCCGGGCGCGGTCCAGTTCCAGCTCGGCCCGCTTCTGAAACCAGAGGCCGTCCCGCTCGTCGAAGAACTCGGCGATGATCGGACGTTGCCGTTTCCATTCCTGTGGCGTCATGCGGGCGATCGCCGCCAGGCGGGAATCGTCGCAGGGGAGCGGGCCACCTCGCCGCCAGTACGCCATCAAGAGAAGCAGGTAGGCGCCGTGCTGGATGGTGGTCAGGTGCGTCGTGTCGCCGTGATACTTCTCGACCACGAGCGGCATATAGGTCTCGACGCTATTGCTTGGCCTAGCCATCACGCAGCCCTCGAGAAAAGTGGGGTTTCGGAAATCGCGCGCTCCTGGGCGAGCCGGTCGGCGATGCGTGCGACCGCCTGGACGATGAGCGGGTCCGCCCGCTGCACGCCGTACATGATCGTCGTGTGGTCGCGGTTGAACCGATGCCCGATGCGGGGGTAGCTCAGGCCGGAGGCGCGCAGGATGCTGTAGCCGGCCTGGCGAGCTTCATTGATGCGCTTGTGCGCCCTTCCCGGCTTTGTGATCGCCTCGACGGGCACGCCGGCGTATTCGGCGCAGCCGCGGATCACGTCGCGATAGGTGATGGGCTGCGCGTTCATCCCGACACCTTCGTGAATCTCTGCAGTCTCTTGTCCGCGACGCGCTTGTCGTTAGCGGCGCGGAGGACGGCGATTTCGGCGGTCAGGGACGCGACGGGCTCGTCCATATAGGCGGCGATCGCGGCGATGATCTCCGGCCGCTTGGGGATCTTCAGCGCGGCCTCGTAGTCGACCATCGTCATCTCATTGATGTCGATGATGACGCACGCCTTGGGGCGGCCATGCTTCTTGGCCATTCGGGCGGCGACGAGCCGGTCGTGGAACGGCGCGCGGGCTACCGGCTCGGCGACCTTCGGTGGGGGCTCCTCACTGCCCAGGACGCGAAGCACGGCGTCGCGGCCGTAGGTCATCACGAGCTGGGCGCGGTACATGCCGCGGGCGGCGTGGCGGCTGATCGCGCTATCGACGGACTCGCGGCTCATGCGGCCCTCCGCAGCCAGACAGGCTCCCGCGGCGCTCCAGCAAGCCAGTCGCACCAGATCAGCCAGCAATAATCCTGTTTGCCGCCGGTGGCCTTGATCTCGCCGGCGAGGAAGGCGTCACCGGGCGGGCAAGAGGGACGGTCGGACAGGAACGCAATGCAGGTCGGCCGGTGATCCCGCATAAAGAAGTCGTAGCGCCCAGCGCTGGCGAGGAATCGGTTCTCGACAAATGCCGCGACGAGCTTGGGCTTGAGCGACCGCGCGTGGGCGATGAACTCCTTCGCCAAGCGAGCCGATCCATAGGGCGGGTTGAAGATGATGGCGTCGGCGTCCCCGAGCATCCGCTTCTGCTTGCGGAAGTCGAGCAGCAGCTGGCCATCGAGGCCGCGGTCGGCGATGTCGGAGCCGATCATGTCGAGCCCGGCGCGGCGGCCGGCGCGGACGATGTTGCCCGAGCCGCAGCAGGGATCCCATGCCACCTTGATCGGGCTGAAAAACGGGAGACGCAGGAGCGCGTCCGTAGCCCATTCGGGTTCAATGAAAAAGGCGAGCGGGTCGCTCATGCCACTCTGCCCCCGCCTGTTGGCCCCATCGGCCCACCGGGCACCGGGTGCTGTGGGAACGCGTGTTTCAGCATCTTGAGCGCGTCGCCGCGGCGGCCTTCGACCATGGCCTTGTGGGCGTTGACGATGATCGTCCCGAGGCGGGCGACCTCGTCCTGGGCCTTGGTGCAGGCGGTCGCCCAGTCTTCGGGGACGCCGGGGATGCGGCCGGTCATTGTAGCCAAGCCTCCGTTCGATCGGTCCAGGACAGCAGCTCGACCTTTGCGTGACCGATGGCTGTCACCGGCGCGCCCGCGATCTCCTGCGTGTAGGTCGCGTGCATCACGGCGAACTGGACTCGGTGGCGGGCCACCTGCCGCACCATGAGCGAACCGTCGCGAAGGTCGCGTTTGAGCGACGGGCAGTGCTCGATGGATTCGGCGGCACATTCCTTGTGGAGCAACGGCTCGACCTGGAGGATCGCCCAGCCTTCAGCGGCGTAGCGCGGCCGCGCGTGCGAGAGCGAAACCTTCGTGCGGCCCTTCAGAGTGCGTCCGCAGAGGTCGCACAAGCCATCGGCGATCGCTTTGCGCTGGCGCTGGCTGTGCGGCTTGCCGAAGCGCGGCTTCCCTTCACCCTGGGCGACCGACTGGCATATTGCGACGCGCCCGCCGGCGGTCGGGCAGCGCGCCACGTGAAACGCCTCCTCGGCTGTCCATGAGGCCGTCCATGGCACCGGCACGCCGCCATAGGTGAGGATCGCGTTCATGCCGCCGCCCCCGCGATGGCAGCCGTGGCAGCGCAGCCCAGCCCCAGGTGCGTCCGGCTTCTGTAACCGGGCATGTGCTTAACCCGCGCGAGGTCCAGCAGCGCGAGCGCGTCGGCGTCGTCGTCGCCGTTCGGGTTCCAACCGCGCGCTCTGCACTCGGCGATGACCGCGCGCTTGATGTTGTCGCGGCCGGGGAACCGCTTGCGGTGGAGCGGGCCGACGAAGTTCGTCCTGATCTCGTCGAGCCCGTAGGATTCGACCCTGATGCCCTTGGTGAAGCAGACCATCTCGATCACGGTCGCGAGGCTGTAGAGGCGCCGGACCGTGTGCAGCTTGTCGGTCGGCAGATGGATCGGCTTCTCGTAGACGACGAGGCGGGGCTCGTGGCGGACGATGCGGCCCGCCAGCCACCGCCAGAACTCGGCAGCGAAGACGCCGTAATTCTCACCGCAGGAGGGCAGCGTGAACGTGCCGAAGAGCGGCGTCTCATGGCCTCGCGCGAATGCCCAGCCGGTCGTTGTCGCAGTGTCGAGGCAGAGAATTCCGGGGCCCGCGTTCATGCGCGCACCCGCTGCGCCAGAGCCTTGCAGGCCGTCGAACAGAAGCGCCCCCGACCCCGCCGGACCTCGGACGCGCCCCGCGTCATCGTCGCCCCGCAATGATCGCAGGGCTTAGTGACGCTGCCGCCGCGCCATTTCGGGTTGCGGTCAAGCTTCCGATCGGCGCGCTGGCACGCCGCCGTGCAGTAGTGGCGCACAGACCTCAGGCGGCAGGCGTACTTGAGGAAGGCCTTGCCGCAGCGCGCGCATTCCAGTTTCGCGACATGCGACCCCGCCCGCCAACGCCGTACGGCGTTCGGATTAGGCTGGCCGACGGGGAGCGATGTCGACGCCATCAGTGCGCCGCGGCCGCGCCGATGCCGGACGCCCGCGCCGCCGTCGCAGCCGGGGATTCGTCAAGGCCATCGACCTCGTCGAAATCAGGCTCGTCGTCGCCTTCCAGCGTCTCGGTGCCCGGGAGCGGCGCCTGCGGGAGGGTGCCCTGCCCCAGCAGTTCGGCCTGGCCGCGCATCCGGCCCTCTTCCCATTGCGCGTTGCCGGCGCTGCCGGGATCATGCGGGTTGTCGGTGAAGCTCTTGCCGCCGACGCCGGCGCGGTGGCCGTCCTGAAACGCCTTCTCCTCGGAGGTCAGGCCGCTCTCGTCGGCAAAGGCCAGCTCGGGCACGTCCATGCCGTTGACCTCGCAGGCGCGCAGGGTGCCGGCGAGCCAGCGGCGGAACTCCATCGGGTCGGCCTTCTCCCACCGGATCGCGGCGTCGAGGCTGGCCGGGTCGATGTTCGCCTCTTTCGCCCGCTTCTTGTGCGTGCGGATCAGGCCGACGATCTGGTCCTTCCGCTCGTTCAGGCCCTTCAGGCCCTTCAAATAGTGCGCATAGTCCCGCTTCTCGGCGAGGCCGAGCTCCATCACAGTGGATTTCAGGGTCTTGCTGTCGTCGCCTTCCGCGGCTGCAGCCTTGGGGGCCTTGAACGCCTTCTCGGCCTTCGCGCGCGCTGCCTTCTTGCCGGTCTCGGCGGCGTCGCGGTCAGCTCGTATCTTCCTAGGTGCCATGTCGTTCCTTTCGCTACTCGGCCGCCGCGGGGGTCGCGGTGGGATGAAGGCGCTCGTTCAATTCGGCGCGCAGCTGCGTCACGACGCGGACGACGTCGTCGGTCTCGCGCAGCCATTTCTCGATTTCGCGGGCCGTGAGCCGGCCGTTCGCGAGGGCCCTCACGGCGCAGGCGAGCTTCTCGCCGAACTGCCGCGCCGATTCCGCGGTCAGCTCCTCGATCGAGACACCAGGGGCGCAGGCCTGCGGCACGAAGACGCCGCCGGCGAGCAGCGCCAGATCCTCAGCGAAGGCGACGGCGCCGCCCTTGGTGAGCTGCCGGGCTTCGGCATAGGCGATCTGCTCGCGCGGCTCCTGCGGGTCGGCGAGCGCATGGGCGCGCGTGCGGCCGATGTTCAAGATGGTCATCACGGCCTCGATGCCGCCGGTTACCTGGCCGTAGGCACGGGCGACGATTTCCTTCGCGGTGCCGTAGGTGCGGGGCTTCATGAAGCGCACGGCCATTACCGGACGGGCCCCCCGGCGTTCCGGGCGACGCGGCCGATCGGCGGGATCAGGGTGGCGGCATGGACACCGACGCCCTTCTCCGCCTTGAACGCCTGCTGCTGATGCTGATGGACGGCACAACGCCGGGCACCTTCGAGCGCGGGCTGATGATCGCGGCGCTCGCGCTGCTGGGCGAGATCAAGCCGGGCGAGCGGGCGGCCAACCCCGGCCTCTATCGGGTGCAGTAGATGCGGAAACGGGAAAGGCGGCGGCGAGACGCGAGCCCCGCCGCCGAGTTTAGGGAGGGAAACGCCCAGGAAGGGCATGCAAGCGCGCCGGAGCGCCTCTTGCCTCGGGACGAGCGCGCATTGGCGCCCGAATTTCAATGAGGGGCTCAAAGCGCGCCCCCGCGGCGGAGATTGCCGACGAGATCGACCGGCGCGTCCGGGCCATGTTCGGTCCCCGCGGCCGCCGCATCCCGGCGCCGCGCGCAGGTGTTGGAAAGCCAGAGCCCGCCAATGATCGCACCGGTCAGGATCCCAACAGCGAGGAGCGCGGCGACGATCATGCGGCCCTCCGAGATTCGACGGGGGGCTGACGCCGTGGCAGGCTGCGGAGATGGAAATCGCCAACCTGCTGATCGGCCTTGCAGGTGTTCTCGCCAGCGGCCTCACGGCCTACATCGCCGTGCTGCTCTACCGCGTGAGCCAAGCCCGGAAGGTCTATGTCGAGCTGACGTTGCCCGTCACACAGGACGGGCTCGCGCGTCTCAAGGTTCGGAACGGCGAGGACGTAGCGATCGAACTGACCGCGATCCACGCCATGCGCCCGAGGGGCCTTTTGATCGGCGACAAGTTCAAGGGCGATGGCCACGGGAACAGCGTGCCGCTGCCGGCCGATGCGCGACTGATCAAAGCCGGATGGGCGATCGATCCGGGGACCGAGAAGCACTATTTGTTTTCGATATCGGCCGTCGAAGGCGAGGTCCGCCTGAAGGTCAGCTTCTTGCGGATGGACCCCACTATCAGCCCGTTCGCGATCACGATGAGCAGAAGCATGACGCTGAAGAACATCAGCAAGAGCGACTGAACCAGCAGCCAGATCGACAGCATCAGCAGGTGCGTCTCGATGTCCATCTTCTCTCACGGGGTTTGAAGCCGCCGCCATCACGCGGCCTCCGAGGAGGCTGCCTCGGGTGCGGGCGCTGGCGCCGGGCCAAAGATGTCGGGGCGGAGGTCGTGACGGGAGACGCCGAAAGCCTCTTCGGCCTTCAGAACGAACTCAGCAGGCAACGGCCTGCTGTTCGTGAGCCAATACGAGACCATTTGCGGGGAGGTGCCAACGGCACGGGCGAAGGCAGACTGGCTGCCGGCCTTCGTCTCGACGACTTCGCGGAGGATTTGGGCGGTCATAGCCGACGACTACAAAACTTTTGTCGATTTGGCAACAAGAGTTTTGTAAGCGGCGCGACTCAGAGACTTTTGTAGTTTCGCGGCATGGAGAATGTCGCGGAAAAGCAGCGTTGGCTAAAGGCTGAGCGGATCAGGCGAAAAATGTCGGGTCCGGAGCTCGCCGCGCGAGCCACCGCGATCGCGAAGGCCGCTGGAGCGCCGGCCATCAGCCAGCAATCCATTTCGGGATTCGAAAACGACACGCGGAAAAAGCGCTTGCCCGCGTGGTTCATCTACGTCGAGAAAGCACTGACCGAGGCGCTGGTGCCGTCAGAAACCACAGCGCCCTCTGACGAACCCCTGCCCCCCTCCAATGTAATCCCAGCGCTGGATGCCCCGCCGGCGCCGATCATGGGTTCGATGCCACGCGACATACCGGTCATGGGCACGGCCAACGGCGGCCGGGACGACGAGTTCATCATCGGCGAGGTGATCCAATACGCCCCCCGTCCCTACGCTCTCGCCGGCCGCACCGGTATCTTCGCGATATTCGTGGTGGGGCATTCAATGGTGCCTTGGCGCCAGCCAGGCGAAGCGGTCTATGTCGATCGACTACGTCAGCCCCAAATCGGATCGCATGTCCTGGTGCAAATGAAAGCCACCGGACCGGACGGTGATCCCGAGCACGCGGCCGTCGTGAAGCGGCTCGTAAAAGTCACGCCGACGCATCTCGTCCTGGCGCAGTACAATCCTGCGAAGGATGATATCCGCGTCCCACGCAGCAAGGTTGCGGCGACTTATCGGGTGCTCGAGACTGACGAATTGCTGGGGGTTTAATGGTTCGTTTCTTGCTCACCGCCTCGATGCTCGCGCTCACGGCGTGCGCCCCGAAGCTTACGGACAAGCCCGACGCCACGGTAATCTTTGATAAGCCTTGGGTTGCCGTCGCTGATTGCGTCTACGGCCAGTTCATCAATGCCTACAAGCACCCGCCGTCCCAGGTCTCGTACACGAAGGTCGAGACGCAGCAGCAAGCCCTGATCGGAGTGACGACCGGCGGCGGCGAGGGGCTTCTCACTGTGAAAATCGAGGGTACCGGAGACACATCTGCCCGAGGCACATCCTGGGCGCAGTCGACGCCTTTTGGCGGAGACATCTTCAAGGACCAGGCTTGGAACGCGATGGCGACGTGCGGTGGGCATCTCGGCTGACTATTTATAGGACGACGGCAACGTAAGTGCATCGGCACCCCTTGGGGTGACTGCACTCGACGTGAGGAAGCTCTGGTGCGTCGCTCATCCGGAACTGGCGTCTCGCCATGGCTTTGCATGCGTCGCAAGAGTCCGGACACGCGATGGCGCGAACACGAAACCGCAGGTCGTTTCGATCCCACTCGTCGCGGCGATCAATATCGGATGCTCGAAACGCAACCATGCGAGCGGCGACCGCCCATGGGAACCGCCCGACATTCGGGCGCTCGGGGAATTTCAGGTGATCTGTGCTTACACCCCATAGTCGGCCATGCGCTGCGACGAGCTGAAGCCGCTGCCAAATGTCTTCCGCCACAGGCCCCAGAATTTTCGGTCGAGCGCGGAAGCAAGGCTCAGCATAGCGCATCAAGAGGGCCGGCGCCGACGGGCTGTGAAAATCGATCCCTGTAGTCCCGGTCTTACGCGTTTGTTGAATTTGGCAAGCCGCTTTGACCGCGCCTTCCAAGTCACGCCTTGCGAGCATGTCCCAAACCTCGCCTTGGTGCGGCTTCAGATTAGACGGTCTCGGGATCCCGAAAACTGGCTGCGCGATAGGCGTTTCCAACAGCGGAACGACAGGCCGTTTACTAGAGAATGAAAAAACGCTCCTCAACCAACCCATTCGCCCGCCCCACGAGTTAGTTGCAGATTGCGCTTCAAAGCCTAGGGTCACTGTGCGACCGCGCGTCGCGGTGGCTTACAAAACTCTTGTTGACTAATTACAAAAGTTTTGTATTCTCGCCTCCATCAACAGCGATGGACGCGATGCACCCGATCTTCCAGCAGGCCCTCGAGCCATACGCCTCGCCGGAGCCCGCTCCCCTCCCCCAGGCTGAACTCCGCGCCCTCGAGAACGAACTCGACGCGATCGTCTCGGACGCTCTGGCGATGGCCTTCGAGGAGGGCCACGCCCATGACTGACGGCCTGATCTACCTCGGCACCGTCCGCCGCGCGCCGCCGGCCACCATCCCCCTCGCCCGCCTCTCCGACCTGGAGACGAAGCCGCGGATGCCCAGCGCCGCCGTCGCCGCGGCCATGATCCGCAACCAGCAGGCGATCCTCGCCGCGCTGACGATTGCCGCGGACGCGCTGGCGCCCGAGGCCGGCGAGAAGCTGAAGGTCGGCGCGCGCTGGAGCGTGCAGCGAATTCTCCGCCTGCTCGGAGAGGCGCGCTGATGTTCCGGGACTTCATCCGCGACGCCGGCGGCCTGCCCGCCTTCATCCTCCAGGCGATCGGCGGGACCGCCACGATGGCCTTCCTGCTCTGGGGCCTGCCGATCCTCGCCGTTGCTTTCGGGCTGACGCCGTGAGGCAGCCCACCCCCCTGCACGAGCAGATGGCCTGGTGGCGCGCCGCGCTCGCCGGGAAGCGCCCGCCGATCCACGACAGCACGCCGCAGCCGGGCTTCTACAAGCGCTGCATCGTCCGGCACGGCCCGATGGTCCCGGCGCGCATCTGGCTCGTCCAGGTGGTCGACGAGGAGACCGGCGAACTGATGGCCGACGAGGTCTTCGCCTGCGAGGTCGGCGGCAAACCCCGCAGCGCGGCCGAGCAGTGGTCGTACCTCGCGGCCAACCCGATTACCGAGGCCGACTTCAACCACATGACGGCGCGCGCCCGCTGGGCAGCACAGCACGCCGACGACCACCCGATCGCCAATCCCACCCGAGCCGTCGATTGGACGGCCTCGCGGATCCCGTTCTGAAGGAGGACGACGCCCAATGAGTGCAGCCATAGACATGAGCCTCGACGGCGACGGCTTCAGGCCGATCGGACTCGGGCACAACAGTGCCAAGAACCTCCGCGAAATGCTGCTCGAGCAGTACGCCGCCATCCTGCGCCGCGCCGAGGAACTGCTCGCCGCGGTCGACCGGGTTCCCTCGATCGAGAACGACGACACGCTCGGCAAGGTGAGCGAGCTCATCAAGCAGATATCGGCCAGCATCAAGGTGCTGGACGTCTCGCGCGTCGCCGAGAAGGAGCCCTTCCTGAGCGCCGGCCGCGACGTCGACGGCGTGTTCAACGGGGTGAAGGAGAAGCTCGAGAAGGCCAAGACCTTCGTGAACAAGAAGGTCACCGCATTCCTCGAGGCGAAGGCCCAGGCCGAGCGCGAGGCCCGCCAGGCCGAAGAGCGGCGTCAGGCCGAAGAAGCCCGCCGCGCCGAAGAGGAGCGCCGCAAGGCCGAGCAGGCCCGCCGGGAGGCCGAGGAGCGCGCCCGTCAGGCCGAAGAGGCCGCCCGCCGGCAGAAGGAACAGGCCGAACGCGAAGCCCGCGAACGCGAGGAACGCCACCGCCGCGAGCTGGCCGAGGCCAACGCGCGCGCCGAGGCGGAGGAGTCGAAGCGGCGCCAGAGTGATGCAAACCGCGAGAAGGCGCAGGCCGAGGCGGATCGTATGCGCCGGGAGGCCGCCGAGCGCGCCGAGCGCGAGCGGGTGGAGGCCGAGGCCCGGGCGAAGCGCGACGCCGAAGACGCAGAGCGCCGGGCGCAGGAGGCCCGCGAGGACGCCCAGCGCCGTGCCGACCAGGAGGCCCTTGAGGCCCAGCGCGCCGAGGAGGCCGAAGCACGCCGCATCGCCGCCGAAAAGCTGGCCATGGCCAAGCCGGCCGAACTCTCTCGCACCCGCAGCGAACTCGGCGCGCTCTCGTCCCTGCGGGCGAAGTGGGTCTTCAAGGTCGAAGACCGGGACGCGATCAATCTCAACCAGCTGAAAGCGTATTTCAGCGCCGAGGCCTTCGACAAGGCCGTCAACGCCGCGATCCGCAACGGCGTCCGCCCCGACAGCGAGGGCAACCAGCCGCTCGCCGGCATCAAGATTTTCCAGATCAACGAGGCAGCCACACGATGAGCATTTCCGACAGCTATGCCGACCAGATGATCGCCGCCCGCGGGCAGATCGCGTCCAATGAGGACGAGGGCTTTAGCGGCGGCGCGCTTGCCTTGCCGAGTGGCGGCGCGATGGCCGCCCCGCAGGGCGCCGTCCAGGTTGCCGTCCACCGCGACGAGGCCCGGATCCTCGCCAAGCTGAAGGTGATGGCGAACGCCGCCGGCCAACGCTGGTACTACCGCTGGCCGACGAAGAACCGCGACGGCAGCAAGGGAGTCGTCGAAGGCCCCTCGATCGACTGCGCGATGGCGGTCGCCCGCCTCTACGGCAACTGCGACGTCGATCTGCGCGTCAGCGAAACCGTGACGCACTGGGTCTTTTACGCCCGCTTCCGCGACTTCGAGAGCGGGTTCACGACGACCCGGGCCTTCCAGCAGCGCAAGTCTCAGACGACCGGCAAGATGGACGCCGAGCGCCAGCTCGATATCGTCTTCCAGATCGGCCAGTCGAAGGCGATCCGCAACGTGATCGTGAACGCCCTGGCCGACTTCGCCGATTTCGCGTTCGAGGCCGCCAAGGGCAGCTTCGTCGAGCGCATCGGCCTGAAGATCGAGGACTACCGCAAGCGCGCGGTTACCCGGTTTGGCGAACTCGGCATCGACATCAGGCGGGTCGAAAACGTCATCGGGAAGGCCTCGAAGGACTGGCTCGCCCCCGACATCGCCCGGATCATCGCCGAGCTGCAGGCGATCGGCGACGGCATGTCCTCAGCCGACGAGACCTACCCGGTCCTCGAGGTCGCGGTGTCCGAGAAGGAGCCGGTCCGCGAGGAGGCGAAGACCACCGAGGCCAAGCCCCGCCAGACCAGGAAGAAGGCGGACGCGCCGGCGGCGACCGACGAGAAGCCCGCAGAGGAAGCAAAGCCCGAAGACTCCACCCCCGAGAGCTCCGACTTCGACGCCTACATCGCCGAGCGCGAGGCCGAGGCGAAGGCCGCAACCTCGCTCTCCGACCTGGCCGACATCGACGACGCCACCTCGAAGGCGCTGACCACGCGCGGCGCCGACAGCGACGTCCAGCGGTACTGGCGCGCGGTGGTGGCCGGCGTCAGCAAGGAGCTCAACGGGCAGGGCGGATAATGAGCGAGATTGGCGCAGACAGCCACAACGCCGAGGTGTTGCGCCTCGTTCACGAGATCATGGGCCCTACGCTCGCCGCCGGCGGCACGATGACTGACGTCCTGGTCCTGCTGGAATCGATCCTGCTGGGCTTCGTCTTGCTCAATGTGAGGCTCGGTGGCGACGAGATCGTGCTCGACGCGCTGGTTTCCGGCGTAAAGGCCCGCCTGGCCGAACAGCGCTTGGGCGGTCCATCGCAGGGGTCAGCATGACCCGCCGTCGCTCGCTCCGCCGCGTCCGCCGCGGCTCCAAGGGCTACGGCCTCGCCATCGTCCTGACGATCATCGTGGTGGTGATCGTCGCGCCGTTCCGGCTGATCTGGAGGGCATGATGGGCGCCGACACGAAGATCGAATGGGCCGATCACACGGTCAATTTCTGGACTGGCTGCGCGAAGGTCGGGCCCGGGTGCGACCACTGCTACGCCGAGGGCTGGGCGAAGCGCAGCGGGCATGTGGCGTGGGGCATAGGCGAGACGCGCCGGCGGACGGCCCCGGCGACGTGGCGGCTGCCCTACAAGCTGGACGCCGCGGCCAAGGCTGCCGGACGGCTCGATTTCGTCTTCACGAACAGCCTCTCGGACTTCTGGGATAACCGGCCCGAGGTCGGCGCAATGCGTGCCGATGCGCTGCAGGTGATGCGCGAGACCCCGAACCTGATCTGGCTGCCGCTCACGAAGCGCCCGCAAAACATCCTGCGCCGCGGGCCCACCTACGGGAGCGACTGGCCGCGCAATGCCGCCATGGGCTGCACCGTCGTCAACCAGGCGGAGGCGGACCGCGATATACCGCACCTGCTGGCGGGCGCCGCGAAGTATTTCCCGCCCTTCACCTTCCTGTCGATCGAGCCGATGCTCGGGCCGATCGACCTGACGCCCTGGCTGCGCGACGGCGGAATCGGCTGGGTGATCTGCGGCGGCGAGAGCGGCGGGAAGGCTCGGCCGATGCATCAGGATTGGGCGCGGGCGCTCCGCGACCAGTGTGCGGCCGCAGACGTACCGTTCCTCTTCAAGCAATGGGGCGAGTGGGCGCCCGGCACGCCAGAGACTCTCGGGGTCTTGCGCCATGTCCACACTTTCGAGGACGGCGAAAGAGTGGGTCGCTGGGGAAAAGGAATGACCGGCCGCACGCTCGACGGCGTGACCCACGACGCGAGGCCGACGCCATGACCGAAGGCCGGGTGCTTCCGATCATCTTCTCTGCCCCGATGGTGCGCGCACTGCTGGCGGGCACCAAGACGCAGACGCGGCGGATCATGAAGCCGCAGCCGGAATTGACGCCGACCGAGATGTGGCATGTGCGCAATGCCGGCGGCGGCGTATTTGCTGGCAGCGAAGCCGAGGTGGAAGGAATCGGCCCCGACTATGCGCGCTGGCAGGTTGGCGACCGGCTTTGGGTGAGGGAGAACTTCGCGCTCGTCCCATCGTCCGCCTATCGTATGTCCGATGGCGTGACGCAGGCCGTCAACCCATCGGACGGAAGCCAGGCGGCGATCTACGCTGCCGGGTGGGACCGCTCTATTCCGAAGTGGAAGCCCTCGATCCATATGCCGCGATGGGCTTCTCGCCTGACGCTTGCCGTGACGGACGTGCGGGTGCAGCGGTTGCAGAACTGTAGCGAAGACGACGCCAAGGCAGAGGGTGTGCAGCAGGTCGGCGTCGAAACCGGGCAGGTCACGGAGAACAGCAGCCCTATCGAATTCGGCAGTTACCTCGCCGGGTATGCGGAGCTTTGGGACCAGATCAACGGCGACGGCGCGTGGGACGCGAACCCCTGGGTCGTCGCGCTGACTTTCGCGGTCCACCGTGGGAATATCGACACCATTGCCGCAGGCGATCACATACAGGACCTTGCCATCCCATGAGCAAGTGGACCGAGCGCGCTCTCCTCGCCGTGTTCTGGATCGTGCTGGCGGTCAGCCTGGCGCTGATGGTCCGGGGGTGCGTGGCATGACCGCCTTCCTGACGATCGACGAGTTCGCCGCCGAGTTCCGCGTCTCCCGCCGGACGATGGAGGGCCTGTTGCAGAAACACCCCGTCGGCTTCAAGGTCGGCAACCGCTGGCGGTTCGACGCTTCCGACGTCGGCCGCCTCAGAGAGGCTTTGGAATGCTCAAGCTCACCCGCCGGCACGGGTCCGCGCACTGGTATGTCCGGGGCACTGTCGCCGGCCGCCGCCTTGACGAAAGCACGGGGCTTACTGACCGCGCGCTTGCCGAAGCGTACCGCGCGAAGCGCGAATGGGAGCTCTCCCACGCCTCGGTATACGGCCAGCGTGGTCAAACTTCCTTCGCCGAAGCTTGTGCCCTCTACCTAGAGCACGCCAGGAACGCCCGCTTCGTCGGGCCGCTGCTCGACCATTTCCAGACGATTGCCCTCGCCAGCATCGACCAGTCGGCGGCCGATCGCGCCGCCAAGGCGCTCTACCCCACCGCGAAGCCGGCAACGCTCTCCCGGCAGCTCTACACCCCGCTGACCGCCATCATGCGTCACGCGGCTGCCTCCGGCCTATGCGACCCTATCCGGTTTCGGAAGCCAAAACTCCCGCCCGGCAAGATCCGGTGGCTGACCGAGGAAGAGAGCGAGCGCCTGATTGACGCCTGCCGCGGACGGCACTGGCACTACCGCGCCCTCGTCGTATTCCTGCTCTACACCGGCGCCCGGGCAGGCGAGGCGCTGACGCTGGACTGGCGGGACGTCGACCTCGAGCGCGCGCAGGTCGTGTTCTCCAAGACGAAGAATGGCGACGCGCGAGGGGTGCCGCTCCACCCGCGGGCGGTCGCCGAGCTCAAGAACCTCAAGCACCGGGCCGGGCCGGTCTTCCGCACGCGCTCTGGGTCGGCCTTCCAGATCACCGAGGGTGGCGGCAGCCCGATCGCCAAGGGGTTCGCCGCCATCGTCGCCGCGGCCGGGCTCCGCGACCTCACGCCGCACGATCTGCGGCATACCTGGGCAACGCGGTTTTACCAGGCGACGCGAAACCTGACGGCCCTGCAGAAGCTTGGCGGCTGGCGAACAGCGTCGATGGTCTTCCGGTACACGCATGCCAACCCGAGCGAGTTCGCAATCGAGATCGGCCGCCTGCCTGGGGAAGAATCCGGGGACCCCATGGTAGGGCCCACCGAAAAGCGGCGGAAAACCGCATAA